GTACAGCAGATGGTCCGCGGCGAGCGACCCATGGTCCCCAACGTGTACCTGCCCGACACAGTCCCTATCCGCGTCCAGCTGAACCTCGCCTTCCCGAACGGCTTGCCGCTTGCGCCGGGACACAACTCGGCCGTTGCTCTCAAGCGCCCGGGCATCGACCGCGGCGCACAGAAGCGCACCTACCTCACGCCCCTGCACATGGCCCGCTGGCTCGCCGCCGCCGACGAGTCCCCCGACGCCCTGCTGATGGGGCTGCTGCTCGGCGAGTGCGGCCTCCGCATCGGCGAGGCCACGGGGCTCGACATCGAAGACCTCGGCGAGCACCGCGGCCACGACACCATGACCGTCCTCGGCAAGGGCAACAAGACCGCCGTCATCCCGATCCCCGTCCCCGTCATGCGCGTCCTGCGGGACACCATCGGCGACCGGACCACCGGCCCGGTGCTGCTCAACAAGCGCGGCCGACGGATGACCCGGTCCAACGCTGGCTACCTGATCCGCAAGGTCGCCCTCGCAGCGGGCGTCAGCACCGACATCAGCCCCCACACCTTCCGCAGGGTCATGATCACCACCGCCCTGCAGATGGGGATCCCCGTCCACAAGGTCCAGCTCGCCGCCCGGCACTCGAGCATCAACACCACGATGATCTACAACCGCTACGACGGCTTCGACGACCACGCCACCCACACCGTCGCCGGGTTCTACAGCCAGTTCGCCTGAGCCGCTCGGAGGACGTTCGGTGGGCCCCACCTCTACCTTGAGCCGGTGAGCGCGAGACTGGGATGGGGCACACCTGGCGTGGCGATGCTCGGCGACCCCGGGATCGTTGCCGCCGCCGCCACGTTCGTGGCCGCATCGCTGCTGCTCGTCCCGGGCTCACTTACCGTGCAGGGGTCAGCGTCACTGTCGGCGCCGACGATCCTTACGGCAACCGGGTCGAGGACCGCCGCCGCGGCTGTCGCGCTGACCGCCCCGAGCAGCCTGCAGATCACCGAGCTGATCACCGTGGTCGTCCGCACGGGGGTCCGGTCTGAGATAGCAGTCCCGGGCTATGCGATGCCCGGCATGGCTCTGCCGGGTGACCCCGGCCTCGTGGTCCCACCTGCGCCCTTCACCGCCCCCACGGTCCTGACCGTCACAGGTGTGACCTCCCGTTTCGGAGCGGTCGTCCTCGCTGCCCCGACGGTGCTGTCGACGTCGGGCAATGTCACGCGGCTAGGCGCGACTGTCTTGACCGCGCCGACTGTCTTGACCGCGCCACCATCGGTCACAGCTCTCGGATTCTCGGCCCTCGCGGCGCCGACGGTGCTATCGATCGCGGCCGTCCTGACCCGGCAAGGCGCTGCGGTCCTGATCAGCCCGACAGCCCTGTCGGCACTGGGCGTCGACATCGTTTCCGTCCCGGTGGCACTGTCCTCGACCTCGCGGTTGACGGTGATTCCGCACATCATCCGGCTTCGGGGACCGAGCCACGGCCGGACCTTCCCGCTCGCGGGCCGACCCACTCACGGTGAGGTGTTCGTCGGGGGGTAGGCGACATACAGCGCCGCGAGGGGGCACCATGGCGGGCGTGCAGACCATCGACTACGTGCCGTTCAGCGATGACGGGCTGCCGCTCGACCTTGCACCGCAGGGCGGAACGGTCGACCGGCTGCAACTGTGGTTCGACCCGGGCATGACAGGTGCGGCTGCGGTCGACGTCGGACCCGCGACCCGCGTGACAGTCGCCGTCGGCGCGGGCTTCGCGTACCGCTTCCTCGTCGCCGAGGACATCATCGGCCGGTTCTACGGGCGCGTCACTCTCACCCCGAGCGACGACGAGGGTGAGACGACGTTCGATGACAACCTCGTCACCGCGATTGATCTACCGACCACCGCACCGGGACGAATCTCGCCGTACAGCCTCGCGATCCGGGCAGGCATCGCCGTCCCGACGCCCGCGCAGCTCGCGTTGTGGATCGACCTCATCGACGAGGCGTACGACGAGGTCGAGACGTTCCTCAACCGGCCCGCGCGGCTCACTGTCCTCACCGAATCGCTCAACGCCGCGCCCGGCGGGTGGCAGTTCCGGCACGACCCGGTGTGGAAGATCCTCAGTGCTGTCGCCCGCGATGACGGTCTGTACGACGTCACTTACCTGTGCGGGTTGCAGGACCCGATCGCGCTCAAGGCCATCGGGACCTACGTCAAGGCGAGTGCCCTCGAGAAGGCCCGGTGGACCCCCGGCAGCGGCATGCGTCCCTACGTCAACACGGTCAGCGTCGAAGGGCAGTCGGTCACGTTCGGGGGCACCGCCGGCCCCGGTGGGGCGCACCCCACCATGGGCGCAGCAGCCGGAGCTCCCCCGACCCTGCGAACCCTGAGCAAGTGGAAACGACGAGGCGTCTACAGCCGTCCCCGGTTTAGCGGGTACGCCCCGAGCGGCAGCTCCTGGGAAGGGACGGGGCCCAACGCCGGGGACGCCCGCTACGACATCACAGGATGGGGCGGCGGTACGAGCGGCATCGTCTACGGGGGCGGACTGTGATCTTCCTCCCCGACGGGCAGTACACCGTCATCCCGAACACCGAAGTGCTCACCCCCCAAGGCAACATCCGACGCAGCTACGACCCCACCACCGCACGGGGACCGTGGAACGGTCGGCGGATCCGCCAAACCGACCCGGCGAACTGGCACGTCGCGGTTGAACCCGAGGCGTGGCCGGTGAACAGGCTCGATCTAGTGCGGTTCCCCGACGGCCGGGAAGTCGTCGTGCAGACCGCGGAGTACCGCGGTCCCACCCCCGGCACGTCCGACGCTGACATCGTGGCGTTCGTCCAGATCGAGGGCCGGATGCGTGACGCAGCGCAACAACCGACGTGAGCCACTACGAACCCCCCGACCCGGCAACGCTGAACCGGGAGGTCGCCCACGGGTCGGTGCTCCCGGAGGTACTTCGTACGCAGGTCGGGATCCGCACCAAAGGGAAACGGAACGCCCGGATCCGAACGGGCCGGATGCGTTACGAGATCGAGGCTGACAAGCCCCGCGAGGAAGGTACCCGCGTCCACGGCATCGTCCACTCAAGCGCGATTGACCCTGACCGACCGACCGTCGACTATGCCTGCTTTCAGGAGTTCGGGACTCGGTACATCACCCCGAATGCGCACATGCGGAAGGCAGCGCGGGCGGAAGCGGCCGAGCGGGGACATCGGTATGACCCACGTCCTGATCCGTGGCCGCACCGCTAAGGCGCGACCCTGCCGATGCTTGGGCGCTACCGTCGCGGCACACCGATCCTGCGGAGGAAACATGCCCGGACGTCGTCGTACCAGCCCAAGCGCTGCTGCTGAGGGTGATGTGACGCTCAAGCTCGCTCATCACCTCAACGAGGGGAACCCCTACACGGGGGAGGCGCAGATCCCCGGTGACGAGGTGGTCCTTCCCCGCGCGCAGGCCGCGAGCCTGATCGCGTCGGGATACGCCGCGGTCGACGCGGAGGACCCGGTCGCGGTCGCGGTCGCGCTCGGGGACCCGGCGCCGCACGATGACGCCGGCGGAGAACCGGACGCGTGACCCGCCCCGGGACCGCAGCGGAAACCGACCCGCTCGCGATCGTCCGGGCGCACCTGATCGGGCACGCCGCGGTCGACGCGGAACTCGCGCGGCACATCAGCGGTGGTGACGACAGCCTCGGGGGAACCGGTGAGCGGATCCTGACCGTCGTCCGCCCGCCGTACCCGATGCTGCGGATCGCGCTCCTCAACCACGACCCCGGGGAGATGCTGTGGCGCAGCGTGGCCGACGTCCAGATCGAGGCGTGGGGCGACACCGACGGCACCATCACCGGCGATGACCTCCGCCGGCTGCTCATGGTCGCGATGACAGCGTGCAAGGACTTGGAGACCAGGACCTACCGGCCAGACGAACCGGTGGTGAACCACGTCCAAGGCGGCGGCCCCGGCGCACCGTTGGAAGACCCCGATACCAAGCAGCTCTACTACGTCGGGTCGGTGGCGCTCACCTTGCACCCGGCGTTCGCGGTGACGTAGGCGCGACGTTGCCCACGTCCGCGCTTTAGCCTCCCGGCGAGAGGTCCGAACCGCTAACCGGAGGTCCACCCCGATGACGACAGACGCAAACAGGATCGTGATTGCCGGTGTGGCGCGCATCCACCTCGGCCCCACAGGCACCGTCGCTCCCGTCGACGCGGTCGTCACCCCCGGCACCGGATGGCGTGAGGTCGGGCTGACCACGCAGGACAGCCTCGCGTTCACGACCGCTCCCACGTTCGGGCAGGTCCGGTCCCACCAGTCGGGCTTCCCGACCCGCAACTTCCAGCAGACCGACGCGGCCCGCGTCGACGTCGACCTGCAGGAGTTCAGCGGCGCCAACATCCTCGCCGTCAACGGCGGCGGGGTCCTGACACAGGTCGTGGCCCCGTCCGTCGGCCCGCCGGTCGTCGCTGGGGTGTGGAAGTACAGCCCCCCCGCGATCGGTGGCCGGTCCAACATCGCGGCCCTCGCGACCGTCACCGACGGCGCGAAGCACTATCGGTACGTCGTACCGCTGTGCTTCCAAGACGCCGGCGTCACCGAGAAACTCACGAAGACCGCCGAGACAACCCTGCCTCTGCGGCTCCAAGTCATCGGATCCGACGGCGTCGACCCGTACTACATCCTTACCGATGACCCCTCGTGGAGCCCGACCGCGGGCTGACCTCAAGCGCCGAGCGGCCACTGCCCCGACCGGGCGGTGGCCGTTTGTGCGCTCAGCCTCGCGACGTTCGGGGGTCGGGTGCGGCATCCTCGCCCCTGACCGACCCACACCGGACAGGAGACATCCCATGACCGAACCGACCACCACGCCGACCGTCAACGACGGCGTGATCGACCTCAACGCGAGCCGAGCAGCTCGCCGCGAAGGCAAGGCACGCGAGCTCCGCATCACCCTCGGGGACGCACACATCACCCTCCCCCCCGAGTTCCCTCTCGACGCCCTCAGCCCCCTCACCGACGTCGACCTCGACCTCGGGATGGTGGTGGCAGCACGCGACCCTGAGCAGATGCTGAGGGACCTCGCGACGGCCCGCCCCGCGATCGTCGTGGAGGCCGTGAAAGCAGGCAAGGCCGTGCTCGAGGGCCTGTTCTGCTCCTGCGGTGCCTACGTCGCGAACCTCTCGCTGCTACCCGGGGAGGACCGTGAGGCGCACGAGGAATGCCAGTGGTCCGCGTTCATCGCGGAACGCCCGAGCGGGCAGGACCTGGCAGCGCTTGGTAAGGGCCTGCTCGCCGCGTACGGGGTGAGCCTGGGGGAAGCGCTCGCGTCCTCCGGCTCTGCTGGGAGCGGTGGGACGACGTCGAGGCAGACCTCCAGCGGTACTACCACCTCGACGCGCGCCAAGCGTGGGAAACGAACCGTGCAGGCGGTCCCCGCCTCGGTTTCCGTCGGCTAGTCGCGCTGCTTGACCGTCTCCCACCGGAGGCGTTGACACGACAGGAGGCCGGGGAACGTGACGAGTGGTGGAGCGTCAACACCGAACTGCTCGCGCAGCTCGTGGAGGCAGTGACCGTGCTCGCTGCTGACCGCCGGTACGAACAGCCCCGGCAGATCCCACGGCCGAGCGACCGCCGGCGACGTCGGCATGGTCCCTCGAGGCAGGGTAGTAACGGCACGTCCTCCCCCGCGGAGGTCATGGCGTTCTTTGCAGGGAAGGTCCACGGGTGACTGACTACGGCGGCGGTCGCGTCGTCATCGACGTCGTGGGGGACACGAAGAACTTCACTCGTGACCTCCAGGCGAAGGTCGACGCGGCCGTCTCCGGTGTCCACGCGCACGTCAAGGTCGGGGATGCCGGGCACGCCGCGGTCGTCCCGGTCGAACCCGAACTTGCTCACGGAGCTGAGGAACGACTCCGGACCAAGATCGAGGCTGCGGAGGCACGCCTCACGTCGCGGAGCAAAGCCGCGATCGTCAACCTCGAACTGAACAACACGAGCGCCGCTGAGCTCAACGCGAAGGTACGGGCCGCGATCGACACTGCCGACGCGGGCAGCGAGATCCACGTCAAGGCGAAGGTCGCTGACGGTAGCTACGAACGGATCCGGTTCGAGCTCGCCAGGTACCAGGAACTCGCCCGCGCGCATGACCTCACGATCAAGGTCGACATCGATCGGTCCAAGACCGACGAGGCCAAGAACGGGTTCGAGAGCCTCATCGGGGTCGTCGACAAGACCGGGGGGGTGTTCCTCGGTCTCGCGGGCGGCGGCCTACCTGGCATCGCGATGCTCGCCGGGATGACAGGAGCGATCGGGCCGCTGATCGGTGCGCTCGGTGGACTCGTCGCGGGGATCGCCCCGGCGATCGGAGCGCTCGCCGCGATCCCCGCCGCAGTAGGTGTCGCCGGCGGGGCGATGCTGTCCCTCAAACTCGGGATCGGGGACGCCCTCAAGGGAGCGGGTGCGCTCGAGTCAGCGCAGAAGACCGCGGGGACAAGCGCACAGTCGAACGCGAACGCGCAGCGATCCGCCGCGCAGGCCGTCGTGTCAGCGAACCAAGCCGTGCAGTCCGCCGAGCAGCGGCTGCGGGACACCACGATCACGAACGCGGAGCAGATCAAGGCCGCGAAGCAGACGCTCGCGAACGCTCAGCAACAGGCATCGCTCAATCAGGTCAGCGCGATCCGGAACATGCAGAACGCCGAGTACGCGTACGCGGCGACGACCCGGCAGGTCCGGGATGCTGTCATCGCGCTCGACAGGGCACGCCAGGACGCTGCCCGTAACCTCCAAGATCAGGCGAACGCGGCGAAGGACGCGGACCTGAGTGCGCAGCAAGCGCAACTTGCGTTGAAACAGGCGCAACTCAATGCTGCTCAGGTCGCGGGTAACCCCAACAGCACCGCGTTGCAGATCGCTGAGGCGAACCTCGCGGTCGAGGAAGCGCAGCAGCACCTGACAGAGGCGCAGCTCGCAGCTCAACGCGCCGCGGCGGACAACACGAAAGCGCAGAAGGCGGGGGTCGACGGCAACGCGCAGGTCAAGAGCGCGACGCAGCAGCTCGCGGACGCGCAGCACAGCCAGCGGTTGCAGGAGGTCGGGCTCGCGGACCTGCGCGCCGCCAACGCCCGCCAGGCCGTTGCGGACACCCGCTCGATCGCGAACGCTCAGCAGAGCCTTGGGGACACCTACCGCACCACAAGCGAGGCGAGCGCAAGCGCGGTGCAGGCCGTCGCGAACAGCCAGCAGTCGCTCGCGAACGCGATCCGGTCGCAGCAGCAGCAGTCATCGGCGTACGCGCTCACGACGACGAACGCCCTCAAGGGCCTCGATGCGCAGCAACAGGCATTCGCGCGGACCGTCGTGGCCTTCCACGACGGTCCCCTCAAGCAGCTCAAGAAGGCCGCCGCTGACGCGCTGCTCCCCGGTCTCGGGGATGCGCTCCGGACGTTAGGACAACCAGGGGGGCTGTTCAGCGCTCTCGGGAGCGTCGTGACGTCCACAGGTGGGGCGCTAGGCGATATGGCGCGGCAAGGCGCAACGCTGCTCTCGAGCGGCCCGTTCCACCGGGACCTGACGACGATCGGGAAGAACAACGTCGGGATCATCAACAGCGTCGGGGCGGGACTGCGGTACGTCCTCGACGCGGCCCGGTCCCTTGCGGTCGCTGGCGCGCCTCTCGTCCAGTTCTTCGCGGACACCTTCCGGGACGGAGCGAAGCACCTCGACACGTGGGTGCAGAAGGCGCGCGGGACCGGGGCGCTCACGAAGTTCTTCGAGCAGGTGCAGCACACCCTGACCGACCTCGGACACATCCTGCGGGACGTCACCGTCGGGATCTCACACTTCTTTGGCGCCGGGATCCCGTCCGGCACGGGGCTGCTCGACAGCCTCGCGAAGGCTGCTGCTCACTTCCGTGCCCTCACCGGAACCCCTGAGGCGCAGGCGAAGTTCGCGAAGTTCTTCGCTGACACGGCAGGTGCAGCACGTGCCCTCGGGACAGCCTTCACGACGTTGGTGGCGGACTTCTCAAAGATCAGCGGGGCGAACGCCGGGGCGCTCACCGGGATCCTGCAGGGCCTCGCGAAAGCACTACCTGCCCTGTCGGTCGCGCTGTCCGGGTTCGGGTCCGGCGCCGGTGGAGGCGCGTCCGTCATCAGCTCGCTGTTCGGGTTGCTCGGGAAGGCATCGGGGGCCTCCGGGATCCTCGGTGACGTCGTTGGGGGTCTGCTCAAGTTCGGTGGTGCACTCGCCGGCATCGCGGCCGTCGCGAAGCTCAGCGGCCTGCTCAGCATCGGGCGGTTCTTGTTCTCCCTCGGTGGTGAGGAGGGCAAGATCGCGAAGGTCGCCGCTGCGTTCACCACGCTGCGTGAGGCGCTGTTCGGGGTCGCTGCTGCGGAGGGCGTCGTCGCGAAGGAAGGACTCCTACAGGCCATTGCAACGAAGATCATGACAGCGGCGCAGTGGGCGTTCAACGTTGCCATGGACGCCAACCCGGTAACCCTGGTCATCATCGCGATCATCGCCTTGGCCGTCGGGCTTTACGAGCTCTACAAGCACAGCTCCGCCGTGCGTGCTGTGTTCAACGCGATCGGAGGGTTCCTCAAGGACGTGTTCCTGGGCGCGGTCCACGCTGTCGGGACGGCCTTCTCGTTCGTCACCCACCACCTCAAACTGTTCGGGGAGGTGCTGCTACTCACGCTCGGGCCGCTCGGGCTCATCATCGATGTGTTCCTCAACTGGAACAAGATCGGCCCGATCGTCGGGAAGGTCCTCGACACCGTGATCGGGTTCTTCACCACCATGCCCGGCAAGATCATGGGCGCGATCGTCGGGCTGCTCGGCTCGATCGTCGATTTCTTCGGTGGGTTGTTCAGCGCGGTCGGGTCGGCTGTGCTGTCGGGGCTCGTGTCGATCGTGAAGTTCTACGCCGGGCTGCCGCTACGGATCATCACCGCGATCCTGCACCTAGACCGGATGATCGTAGAGTTCCTCGCTCGCGTGTTCGTGTCCGCGGGGAAGGCCGTGGTCCAGGGGATCGTGGCGGTCGTCGGGTTCTTCCTGGCCCTACCTGGCAAGGTCATCGGTGCTGTCGCACGCCTCGGGTCGGACTTGGCGAACTCGGCGCTGTCGTTCCTGACAAGCATGGGGAGCGCGCTCGAGCGGGGCGTCGGGCGGGTGCTGGGGTTCTTCACGAGCTTGCCGCAGCGCATGCTCAACGGTCTCGGGAACATCGGCAAGACGATGCTCGACGTCGGCACCAACATCGTGCAAGGGATCTGGAACGGGATCAGCAACGCCGGTGGGGCGTTCGGCAAGTTCGTCGAGAAGTGGGTCAAGGATCACATCCCCGGCCCGATACAGGCTCTGCTCAAGATGTTCTCCCCGTCGCAGGTCATGGCCGACATGGGTGTCAACATCGTCGAGGGACTCGCGCAGGGCATCGACGCCCACGGACCTCGAGCGGCCGATGCGAGCCGGACGGTGGCGCAGAAGGTCGCGGCGGCGGCCGCGAACGTGCAGCAGCCTGTCCTGCACGTCGGGGACGTCGCTGGCGGCGGCACGACGATGCGTCGCACGGTCGGGGGGACAGCACGGAACACCCTCGAGGGGTTGCGGAGCAAGGCGTCGCTCATGACGGCCGGGATGAGCGCTCAGGCGCAGCAGGCGATCGAACTGCTCCTCGCGGAAGGTGCAGTCAAGGTGTACGTCGACGGGGTCGAACGGCCCGCGAGCATTCACAGCACCCTGCGCCGCGCGAACCTGCCCGGGAACCCGCCCATGGCACCCCGGACGGTTGTCCATGCCTAGGAGGCGAGCATGAGCGTCAGGGAACGGTGGACCGCCAATGGGTTCGAGATCACGCACGGGTGGACCTCTGATGTGGAGACCCGCGTCGGGTTGATGCGCGTCGCTGCCCCGCGGATCACGAGTAGCCCGCAGCCCGGGGCGACCCACGGTGAACTCGTCGGTGGTCGGCGTAAGCACCTGCCGGCCGGGTTCAACCTCGCGGTGTGGTGCGGCGACGTGACTCGTGAGGCAGCGGAGCAGCGCTACGAGGAGGTCCTGCGGTCGGTTGGGCAGCAGTGGACCCCGACCGACTGGCGCCGGACCCTCGCTGACGGCACCGTCCGGCAGGCATTCGGGCGACTCGTGAACAGCATCGCGCCCGAACCGATCGGGAGCATGGGCATGCGGTTCGGGCTCGAGGTGATGGTTCACAGCGGGTTCTGGCGCGACCTCGCCGGAACGACCGACACGACCACGGGGGCGCTGCCACGCACCCTCGCGTTGACGAGCAAGGCGCGCAGTACCGGTCCCATGGCGGACCTCGTCTGCACGATCACCGGGCCGGTCACGAACCCGCAGGTTCTTAGCCTCGACACCGGACTGGGGTTCATCTACAGCGGGGTCGTCGCGGCCGGACAGACCCTCACCGTCGACAGCGGCACGTGGCTGGTAACCGGAACGGGGGGGTTGCTCCCGACCGTCGAGCTGCTCACCTGGACCCATGAGCGGTACCTCGAGGTTCCCGCCGCTGTCGTCGGGTCGACCCCGTCGGTGGTGTTCTCAGGGAGTGGGAGCAGCGGCGCGACGTCGTTGAGTGTGCAGGGGACGTCGTGCTTCCTGGCATGACACGCTCCGGGTTGTGACGATCGGGGCGAGCCACCTGCGGCTCTACGACAAGACCGTCACGACCCTGCTCACGATCCTGCCCGACATCTTGGAGTGCTCCGCGCAGGAAGAACTCAACGCGACAGGACAACTCACCGCGACCTACCCCCGTACCGGGTACGGCGCCGACACGCTCCTCGCGACCCTCACCGGGTACCTCGGGTTGTGGGAGGACGGCGTCGACACCGGGTTGCGGTTCCGGTACGACGGGGACAGCGACGACCCGTCCGACCCGGGGCTGCTCGCACGGAGCCTGTCGATCAGTTGCCCCGGCGCGGCCGATGCCCTCAAGGACGGCATCATCTACCCCCAGGCAGGGCTGAACACCTATCCATGGTTCGACTTCCACACCGTCACGCCGGGCGCGATCGGGGTGACGCTCCTCGCGCAAATGCACGCCCGCGGGACCCTGACGCAAGTCACTGCCTCGTTCACGTCCTTGGTGGACAGCAACGGGTTGGCGTGGCCCAACACAGTCTGGCTCCGCTACGACGCAGGGAAGACACTGCTCGACGTCATCACCGACCTCGCCGGCCGGGGGGTTCTCGATTGGAAGGTGCGAGCCAACCCGTCCGGCGGGTTGTACCTCGACGCGTACGTCCCCTCGACCTACCTCGCCCGTGACCGCGGCGGCCAATGGCGCATCGCGCAGTCCACGACCACCGGGGGGGCGTACTACACCGCCGCGCAACCTCAGCTCGGGACCCTGACCCCCGCGACGATCAACCTCACCCCCGGCGCGAACACCGCGACACACGCCGAAGTCAACCTCAACGCCCCCCTCGACGGGTCCTACACGTTCTGGCTCACCAAGAGTGCCGGGGACAACGCGCAGCTCCTCGTCGACGGCACCGCGCTCGCCTCAGGCGGATCCCGGACACTCACGACCGGACTGCACCAGTTCGTCGTGGACCACGCCACCGGGGGGAGCCCCGGGTTGCTGCTCGTGGAATGGGCCGGCCCCGGGTTCGCTCGCACAGCGATAACGACCTATCCGCTCGCGAAGATCACCCGCGGTCGGGACGTGATCAAGTCACCCCGGCAACGGTCCCGAGGTGACCTCAAGACCGTCGTCCTGGTCGCCGGCGACCGGATGACCAACACCGAACGTCTCAACGCCCCGGCCGTCACCCTGTACGACCGGCGGGAGGCGTACGAGAGCGAGAGCGGGGTGTTCGACTACGGCACCCTGTCGTTGTTCGGGGACCGCACCCTGAGCCGTCTGGCGCACCCTCAGACGAAGTACACCGCCGAGTGGGTCCGTGGGCAGGGCGACCCTGAACCGGGGGTCGACTTCGGGATCGGGGACTTCCTGCGCTGCGATTGGGTGCGGGACGACACCACGAACCTGTTCCTGCCATTACGAGCTCGCAGTGTCGTGCGCGCGTACGACTCGACCAGTGGGACCCGGACGTGCAGCGTCGAGCTCAACGACCCGATGATCGAGCACGACGTCGCGTTGTCACGGGCCGTCATCGCGACCAACAACGGCAGTGTCACAGGGAGCACGACAGGACCGATCGCGAAGGTCGGACCAGACATTGTCGGGCCGATTGCGCCCGCGACCGTCACGATCACCTCCGGGACGGGTGACGTCTACTTCGACAGCAACGGGCAGGTACGGGTCGGGGCGACGATCTCGTGGACCGCGGTGGTCCTCAACACCGACGGCACGGCGTTCGATGACCTCGGCGCGTACTACGTCATCTGGCGAATCGGGTCGCAGGCGTACAGCGCGGAACTATCGACCCGAGCGACCATCACGTACCTGTCCGACCTGGCACCGGGAACGGTCATCACCGCTGGGGTCCGGGCGTCTGACGCGTCGGGGAACACCAGCGCCTTCACCTACTCCGCCCCGACCACGATCGCGGTCGACACCACCCCGCCGCCGCAGCCCTCCGCCCCGCAGGTCACCCCTGTCCTCGGTGGGTTGCAGGTCGGGTGGGACGGCCTGGACAACACCGGCACCGCGATGGTGCCCGACTTCGACCACCTCGAGGTGCATGCCTCGACCGTCGCCGGGTTCACCCCCACGTCAGGGACGCTCAAGGATTCACTTCCTGCCCCACCCGGGGCATACCGCTCGACCCTGACAGGTCTGTTGAGCACGGTCGACTGGTACATCCGGATCGTCGCAGTCGACCACGCTGGCAACCGGAGCGTGCCGAGCGCCGTCGCAGGTCCCTACCGGCCGATCGCGGTGACGATCCCGGCGATCACCCCAGCCGACCTCGCAGGTATTCACATCGGTGGACAGAACCTGTTGAGGAACTCCTCGTTTGAGGACTCGGGGATGCTCGACTGGACCTTGGCGGGGGCAGTCCGGGTCGCCGCAGATCCGCACACTGCAGGGATCGCAGGGGTCGCGAGCCTTGAGGTCACCGCGACGGGGGTCGCCGGCGGGGCATATGCGCGGCAGGTGTTCCCGGTCGTCGACGGGCTGCCGTACGTCCTGACCGCGTGGGTACGGGTCGTGAGCGGCGCTGCGCTGCCCGTCCTGACCATCCGCAGCTCGGTGGGTGGCACGGTCAAAGCCACTGCAACCCTCGCGTCCGCTGGCGCAACGTACGCCCGCTACCGGCTCCCCTTCACCGCCGACGCGAATGGGAACTGGGTGGTGTACCTCACCACCGACGCCGGGGCTGCCGGCGGGATCCTCCACTACGACGAGACGCAGATCGAGCAGGCCGACGTCGAGACGGCCTACGCCCCCAAACCGGATGAGTTGCTCCCCAACTCGGTCACCACGACCACGATCGCTCCCGACGCTGTCACGACCCCCAAGCTCATCACGGGGGCGATCGTCGCGGACAAGATCGCCGGGAACGCGATCACCGCGAGCAAAGTCGTCATCGGCGGGGCGGAGAACGCCGCGGAGGACCCCGACTTTGAGGACCGACCCGCTTATGCCTACGGCACCACCGACGCGACCGGACCGTTCACGACGTGGACGAACATGGCGAACAGCTCGGTCGGGACTGGGACGACGACCGGCGGACCGTTTACGATCTGGCACGTCGGAGACGGCAACGGGTTCAGCCCCGAGTACGGCATCGCTGTCGCGACACACCCGGGTGGGGCAGCCGCGGCGAGCGTGAACGGCCGGCGGGTAGCGATCCGGCCCGGAGACCAGTTCTACGCCACCGCCCGGGTCTACAACACTGCGGACGGGGCGGACGCGCGGATCCGGATCTCGTGGCGGAACGCGACCGACACAGAGATCGCAGTCACCGACGCGCCGTTGCGCGGCACCACCGGGGCGTGGTCGCAGAACGAGGTCTACGGGGTTGCGCCCTCGAGCGCGGTGTGGGCACGGGTCGCGTTGCTCAACAACGGGACCACGACCGCACGGGGCTACTGGAAGGGTGTCTTTTTCCGGCGCCGCACCGACTCCTCGCTGATCGTCGACGGGTCGATCCTGGCTCGGATGGTCGACGCGACGAACATCACCGCCATGGCCGCGACGATCAACAGCGCGGTCATCACCGACGCGATGATCGCGAGCCTCACCGTCACGAAGCTCGTCACGGGCACCTTGAGTGCGGACATCACCGTGAGCGCCCGGATCAAGACCTCCAACACCGGGAACCGGGTCGAGCTCGGCGCCACCGGGCTGCTCGCGTACTGCTACTTCACGGCGACCTTGACGTCCGCGATCACGAACAGCCAGACCTCGATCCCGGTCAATGTGTCGACGAGCACGGTGCTACCAGCGGTGCCGTTCGTCATCGCGATCGACTCGGAGTTCCTCAGCGTTACCGCACGGAGCACGACGTCCTACACGGGGGCGCAGAACTGGACGGTCGCTCGAGGGATCCTCTCCACGACCGATGCGAGTCACGCCAACGCGGCGCCCGTGATCGACTGGAACGGGACACAGACCGTCAACCTCAGCACCTCAGGAAGTGTGTCGTTCCTGGGGACCATCCTCGGTGGCAGCACCATCACCGGCGCGCTGTTCCAAACCGCGGTGCCCAACACCGGGTCTGAGTGCATCGTGGTGTCCTCCAACCCGGGGAACGCCATCCTGTTCTACCCGTCGGTGGCAATGGCCGGACCTGCCCTGCCTGCGTCGGTGAGGGTCGCGACGAACTTCACGACGGCGTTCGGGCAACTGTTCACGTTCAGCTCGGGACGGGGATCTTCCACTGCCGGGACGGGCGGGCAGGAGTCGTTCCTGACCGTCGCGCCGGGGTACGGCGGCGCCGCCGGGTTCAGCCTGCAAGCCCCCACTTCCTTCGGGGAGATCATCGCCGGCGGTGACGTGCTGATCACCGCTGGGACCGACCCGAGCCCCAGCGAGACGGGTGGCAGCATCTTCCTCACCACACCCGCGTCGCCAGGGGGGGTGACTGTCCAGGGAGGTGACCTGAGGGTCACCAACGGTTCGATGTTCTTCCAGTCGGGCCTGAACTCTGCCAACGGCATCGCCGGGTTCGAGCGTCGCCGGTTCACGATCTCCTGGTCTGCCTCGACGACCGCCGATGTGACGTGCACCTACATCGGCTACTTCACCGGCCGACCGGTCACTGCGACGCAGATGGACGACGGCGCCAACAGCGGCGCCCCCGACGCGTACGTGTGGGGACGGGCAGCAGGCGCGACGAGCATCATCTTGCGTGGAACGAAGGCAGCAGCGGCCACCGTGTCGAGCCAGCTCGGCATCATCGCGACAGTCTGAGAGGGAGCGTCAATGATCGAGATCATGAGCGTCGAGCTCGTCACAGACCGAGACGACCCCGGTAACGACCACCTGCGGGTCACCTACGACAGCCCCCATGCGATCGATGACACCTCGCACGTCCATGTCATCCCCCTTGGCGCGATCGCGTCCCGCATGGCTCTCTATGGCACTGCGACCGCTGAGGCGACGGTCGAGGAGATCATCCACGAGGCACAGGTCGCGGCGATGCTCGGTGGTGGTAAGCACCCGACGAAGGCTCAGCGGGACGCCCGTCGCCGTGAACACAAGGTCGTCGGGTTGGGGAAGGCTCTCAAGCAGGCAGGGGTCACCCTTCCCGAACCGACCGAGCAGGACGTCATCACGTGGGAGGACCAGGCGATCAAGGTGTTCGGGCGGCACCGATACGCGACGTTGCGGGGAATGTCGGTGGCGTCCATCCCCGACCCTGTCAAGCAGACCGGGCGTCGAACCAAACGGATCGGCGCGGTGTAGGGACGCGAGCGGCACACCGCGGTTACCCTGCGCGGCATGAGGTGGCAGCAGGTAAGGGTGGGTGGTCACGCGTGACGATCGCAGCGGACGGGACCGCGACGTGCAACGTGTGCGGTGGGAGCGCTGGGAACGGGGGGGTGTTCGTCGCTGTCGTAGTAAGCACCGTCGATGTGCTGACCTCGCAGGTCCACAACCTGCACGCCTGCCGATCCCCGAAGGGTCAAGACGGGATCGACCCGACGTGCGCTGACACCCTTCTCGCGGTGTTCACCGACGATGCAGCGTTCCCCCACAGCCGGCATGCCGCCGACGCGGTCCTGCGCGCCGCGGGTGTCGAGCCCGTGCCGACCGAGACCCCGCTGACCGAGGCCGTCCCGGTTCCGAAACGACGACGGAAGGCAGCGAAGTCCCCGTGACCAGCCCCGACCCGACCCCTCCCCCCCAGCATCAACTTGCCGTCGACCCGACCAGGGTCGCCGGGAAGTGGCGCATCCGGCTCGCAGAAGCAGCCAACCGCGCCCTCGACCTCGAGGAACGGTTGTGCTTGCAGGAGAGCGCCGTTGACCAGCTCCTTGATGAGCGGGCCGTCCTCTTGCAGCGCCTGACCGATATGGAGAGCGAACTCGTGGTCCTGCGCGATGCAGCGGAGACGATCGAAGACGAGCGGGCCGCTGACATCTCCCCCAAGCGCATCAGGGCGTAACGGCGAGGCGACGTTGCGTTGTCACGCGGGCGATCATTGCCCCCGGTGAGGTGCCGCGCCTTGGCGGTGTTGAACGGGAGGCGAGCTCCGTGAAGACGACGTGGCGAAGGGGAATGGGCCATGAAAATGCCCGCATGGTTGCCCACAGGCAAGCCCTTACGCGACGGGGTCCTGTTTGTCTCGGGCATCCTTGGGTTCGCACACGAAACGTTGATTGTTGGCACCGAACGCCCGTCGTTGCTCGTCGCCTTCGGGGCAATGGTGGGACTCCCTGCGTTCCTGCGACGGGACGACAAGGAGGGCAAACCGTGACGACATCACGTCGCCGTGCGGTACGCGTCGGACCGTGGACGCTCGGATACTTGACCATCGTGTCCACCGCAGAGCTGATCATCCTGGTCGGGGACCGGTGGTGGTGGTGACGCCGGCGGCGGAGGAATGGCGACGTGGACAGTTGATCGCCTACGTCCTGATCGTTCTGGTAGCAGCGCTGGGGTTCGCCGTCACCGAGCACAACATGAACGTCGCGAGCGACCGTGCGGTCGCGAGCCGACAGGCGCTGTGCCGGGTCGCGAAACAGAACAACGACGCGAGCCGCATCCTCGTGCAGCAGATCGTCGACCTCGTGGTGAAGAACTCACCACGCCGCACCCCGAGCGAGATCAAGGCTGCTGACAAGAGCACCGCGATCATCTTGCAGTTCCAGCAGACCACGCTGGAACTGCTCGGGCCGACACCGAACTGCGCGGACATCGCAGCAGGAGTTGCACCATGACCAGAGATGATCGGGCGTACAACCGCAAGGTCGACCTCGTGACGTTCGTCGCGATCGTCATCCTGATCGCGCTCGCCGCAATCGGGGTCTACAAGGTCCAAGCGCATGACCTTGCACAAGCCGAGAAACACACAGCGGCGGTAGCGGATAAGCGGGGGCAGGACATTGATGCCCTCTCCGCTCAGGTCCGGGCGTTGTGCCGAGGCCGGGCGACGTGCCAACCGGTCCTGTCGGACGGTAAGCCTCCAGCTCCGGGCACCCCGGGTGCTCCGGGGGCGAAAGGTGATCAGGGCATCCCTGGACGCGGCATCAACGGCATCAACGGCAAGAACGGGAACAACGGCAAGAACGGGAACAACGGCAAGAACGGGAACAACGGGATCAACGGTCGAGACTCGAACGTGCCGGGAGCGACGGGATCCCCCGGCGCGGCAGGTCGGGACTCGGTCGTCCCCGGTCCCACCGGATCACCGGGAGCGAAGGGCGATCCTGCGAGTCCACAGCCTGACCCGTGCCCGACGCACTACGACGACCTGACCCACCCTGGCTATCAGGTCTGCGCCCGCCCGAGCCCGACCCCGACCCCTAGCCCGACCCCCACCCCGTAGGAGCTTGCTGTGCTACTCGGACCTGACACCTCCAACGTCAACGGACGCACCCTGGACAGCGCCGCAGCCGCAGCGCAACGAATGGGATTCGGACTGTTCAAGGCGTCCCAAGGAACGGGGTTCGTCGACAGGTTGCTCCCCGGCAACATCGACGGGGCACGCGCCCACGGGCTGCTCCCCGGGGCGTACCACTTCCTCGAGGCCGGGAACGGAGCGGCGCAAGCCGATCACTTCCTCGCGTGCCTCGGCGCGGTCGGCGGGATCCGCGGGTTGCTCTGCGCCGTCGACGTCGAGCTGCAGAACAGCACCACCGGTCCCAGTCTTGCGGACGTCACCGCGTTCCGGGGCCGGTGGGAAGCGAAGGTCGGGAAGGGCCGGCTGATCCTCTACACCGGCGGGTGGTACTGGTCCGGCCACCTGGGCAACCCCCAGCAGCACGGGGACCTCCCGTTGTGGGACAGCGCCTATGTCCCCGGGGCCGGGGATCCGTGGCAGATCGTGAAGGGCGTCACCCCCGGGTACTTCCCGGCGTTCGGGGGATGGTCGAACTACCTGCTGCGTCAGTACAGCAGCGCCGCGAGTATCGGTGGGATCAGCCCGTGCGACGTGAGTGTCTGCTACGACGAGAACCGACTGCGCGCCGCGGCCGGGATCGTGCCGACCCCACCCCGTCCACAGCCAGCTCCGCACCCGGGACCTCCGCACCCGACCCCTAAACCGGGTGTGCCGACCCGCACGCAACAGATCCAGGCGTTACAAGGTGCGGTCCACGCCGCCAGCGACGGAGCGTGGGGACCAGACACTGACCGGCGACTACGGCTGCTCCGCGTCCACACCCCTACCAGCGAGCTGCAGGCCATGCTGGGAGCGCACGCGGATGGGTTGTGGGGACCGGAGACCCACCGGGTCTACTTCGCGGCGCTCCACACTGTTCAGGTGGCGCTCCGCGTCCCATTGACCGCAGCGTGGGACGCTCCCACCGACCGCGCGTTCCTGGCCCTACGCGCCGCCTGCTATCACCCCTGAGAGAGGAACATGCTGTGAGCACACCCGACCCGAGCATCACTCCCACCCTGGACGGATCAGCGGTTGTCGTCACTCCCGGTGTCACCCCCGGCAACCAGACGTCTGAGTACCTCAACATCCGCCTCGCGCAGCTCGTCGCGCTCATCGTGTCGATGGTCGCGCTGATCCATCCCGGGTTCAGCATCGCTGCCACCACACAGTCCATCGTGGTCAGTGTCCTCGGGCTGAGCATCCCGCTGCTGTCCACGTTGTACGCAAAGTTCCGGAAGGACGTGAAGGTCGCGGCGGTCGCGGCGACCTTCATCATCCCGCCGCCTGTCGACACTCCACCGCTACCGAGCGCGCTGCCGGTACTCACCGACGCACCTAACGTCGCTGGCGTCGACGGGAACCTCGCGGCGAGCGCCGGGTCCCTCGGGCCGGTTGTGGCGGACCCGCCGGTGAACTTGACGCGCAGGGGCAAGGCGACGCCACGCAAGTCCGCGGCACGCAGATGATGAAGGCTGCGCTCACGGCGCTTGCACTCGTTGCGGCATGCACAGCCGGACAGCCCCCGACACCGAGCTCGTCACCGACGCCGACGGCGCCGACACCGAGCTCGGTCTCGGCGCATCGCCCGCCCCGCCCGTCACCGACGACGGCGTCACCGACGTCGTCGCCGCCGGCGGTGACGTCCTACCCGGCGTACGCGCCCCTCCCGGGCGATCAAGGAGTCGGGTGCGGGGTGGAACGGCAAGCCGTCAAGACCCTCACCGACCCGGCCGCGAAGCAGGTCAACTACACGCCAATGGACAGCACCGTAGCGGCGTTGCGGGCCCTTCCCGTTCCCAACCCGCCACCGACCGTGCGGGCATCTGCCGAGCTCCGCACCTACCGGGTCCACGCCGTCGTGACGTCGTACAAGGAGGAGGCCGACAGCGACATCCACCTCGCAGTGACCGACGCCGGCGTCAGCATGATCTTCGAGCTGATCTCGCCAGCGTGCCTACCGAAGGGTGATCCGCTCATCAACGAGCTCGGATACGCGCGGAACACCTGGCTCAAGGCGCACCCGCTCGGGACATCGTTCGTGACCGTCAACCAGGCGGTCACGGTGACAGGGGTGCTGTTCTTCGACCGGATCCACGGGCAGCGGGGGGTAGCGCCCAACGGAGTAGAGATCCATCCGGTGCTGACGCTCACCCTGAACTGAGACGACAGGTCACCCGTCGCCTACTATGAGCGACGGCACCCCCGGTGTTCATGGTCGCTGCACGACCGATCGGTCCTTCCTCCGGTCCTGCGAGCAACTGCCTACTGACCCGCCTCGCTAGCGGGTCGCGACGGTAGGTGGCATACCTGAGCACCGGGGGTCGGCCGTTGCCCTCAACGTCAACCGGGTATACACTAGGTGTGCAGGTTGGGGTAGCACCTCGACCGCTCACGGACCCGAGGAAGGACCTCATGACCACCCTGACCCCCACCGCTGAGCGTCTCGCCGCGCACATGATGGCCGCGATCAAGGTCGACATCGGGGTGGGATCGGTCCCGGTCGACGTCCCCGACTTCTCGGCGCTGCACGACACCGTCGACGCCAACACCTACGTGCTCGACGCCGCTCAGGCACTTGGGATCGAGTGGGGTGAGACCGGGATGCCGACCGAGGACGCATACGCCCTGTTCAACGCCGCTGAGAGCCTCGTTGATGAGGCGCTCAAGACGGCACTCACGGAACGGGTGCTCCTGCCGTGACCGGCCCGACCCCGGACAACCCGTACGCGACGTCGAGTTACGCGAAGGCCGCGCGGGAGCGCAAGGCGATCTCCATAGAGACCGCCTTGCGGCTCGGGGGTTTCGACAGCGAACACACAGCGCTGCTGACCCCTGAGCAGCGCCGTCAGGTTGAACGTGCGGCGGGGACACGACCTGCCTCCGACGCCACGTGGGACCTCGTCCTGCGGTTCATGCGGGACGCTGAGCAGCGTCCCGCGCCACCCAACCCAAAAGAGGAAGTCCATGACGCCGTACCCGCCCCTACCGGACCCCGACGACCCGGAGCCGGACACACGATCTGAGGACGTGCTGCTCGGGGCGCTCGTTCTTCTCACGACGTTCGGTGTCTTCGCCTTGTTCATCGTCAACGCCGTGCGGGGGATCCTGTGACCCGACGTCAACTCACCGACCACGACCGAGCCCTAGCAGCGTTGGCCGTCGCGGAGTCCCGGTACGCCCGGGTGAAGGCACGCCACGACGCGGCGATCGCGGCGGCGCAGGCGATCGAAGCTGACGTGACGGCCGCAGCGGCGGTCGTCACGTACGCCGCGGAACACCCCGCGCTGCGACAAGCCACCCTCCCGACCGCGGGGCCGCCCGACGGTTGGCCCGCAGAATGACGCGATGCTCCGTTACTTCGCCCGCGAGTCCATCGAGTTCGCAGCGCCGGTAGTGGCGGCGTGGGGCGCGAGCGTCCCACGCATCAGCCGCGTCGACCTGCGGTGCCTCGGCACGACCAAGAGCGGTCACCCTCGTCACCCTCTGTACGTCAAGGGCGACCACCCGCTCGTGCCCTTCCCATCACTCGGTAGCGGCGGTGAGGAGCATGTCTGAGCAGCGCTCCTGTGTGGAGACAGAGGTCGAACTCGTCTTGCGTCAGCACCTTCCGGTCCCCCTTGAGCGCAGCGCCGGGGTTTTGTGCCTCTGCGACCTGACGCGCTCGTACAACGGTCCCGTGGGTCAGCGGCTGCACGTTGCTGCTGAACTGCGGGAGGGCTGGCTTGCTGAGCGATCTGCCTGTCGAGCCAGACGACGGGATCACTACGTGGTGACCGCGCGACTCTCTCTTTCGTCAGGCCGCAGCGAGCGTTCCTGCGTCACTGCGGCGGTAGTTCATCACCGCCATGCTGCCCGTCGCGGCGTTCAGCCCGTCGTCACTGAACCGCTCGCCGGGCGCAACCTGCTCGCGGGTCGGCAGGCCGTACCCGCCGTACCGCGACGTGAGCGCACGGACCGCCACGACGACGCCGCCGGGATAGAGGTCGGAGCTACGCCCGGTGTCCGGGACGACCCACACTTCACTCTTGTGGCCGGCACCGAGTTGTGGTGCCTGACCGATGACCATGCCGGTCCGTACCTCGACGGTCCCGTTGCCGCGAACGTGCTTCCACTCGACGGTCGATCCGACACCGCCGGGTTTCGGGGTGAAAGGCTTACGGGCCATGGGGTTTCCTTCCCTCGAGGGACGGAGAGCTGCTCCGTTCCCTGCCTACTAGTTGTATACCCGCTTAGCGAGTGTGCATGCGTTCCCTGCACAACTGTCGGACTCGTGTCGTACGGTTCTACCCGCAGGCCCGCCGAGCGAGCGGGCCGCTACAGGAAGGCGTTAGATGACCATGACCGATGAGGTAGCGCGGCAGGGTGCTCAGCTCACGTCCCGCGAGCACGGGGCGCTCACGATCAGTCCCGAGCAGACGTGGTGGACTGAGGCGCAGAACGCGGCGCTTGAGAGCATCGGTCTTCGCGACACCCCGAACGGGGACAGGGTCGCGTTCCTGCACCTGTGCCAGACGACCGGCCTCGACCCCTTCCGTCGGGAGGTCTATCTGATCGGCCGGAACGACCGCACGGCACCGAGCGGTAAGAAGTGGACCGCACAGACCGGCATCGACGGGTTCCGGCACCTCGCGGAGCGGACCGGGGTGTACGGCGGGAAGGTCGGCACGCAGTGGTGCGGACCCGACGGTGAGTGGCGCGACGTGTGGCTGTCGACCGAACCGCCGTCCGCCGCGCGGGTCGCGGTCGCCCGGACCGACCTCGAGCACCTCGTGTACGGCGTCGCTGTCTACACCGAGTTCTGCCCGATGCTCGATGTGTGGACCGGCTCAGGGAACGCTCGCCGTAAGACTGGCGAGCAGGTCCCCGGTGACATGTGGATCAAGATGCCCTCACATATGTTAGCTAAATGCACCTCGGGCGACACCGAGGTGCTGACCGATCACGGCTTCCGCCGGTTCGACTCCGTGGCCGAGCACGAGCGCATCCTCATGGTCACCGAGCAAGGGCTCGTCGCGACCGACGCCCGGCCGTTCCGTCAGCCGTACAGCGGCCCGATGGTCACCTGGCGCGCGGGAGGTGGCGCAACCATCGACCTCGTGATGTCCCCGAACCACGACGTGCTGCTCAGCTCGGGCGAGAAGGTCGAAGCCGCCGACCTGCACGCCCGTACCACGGTCCGCAGCCCGGACAGCATTCCGCTCACGGTCACCGGCTCCCGGCCCGATGCTGACGTGAAGGACGACGCGCTGTACGCCGCCGCCGTGTACCTCGCGGACGGGTCCGACTACAACAAGACCGGCTTCGTTGTCGCAGTCTCACGCCCGAGGAAGGTGGACGCAATCCGTACCTTCGGTGGCTACCTTGACGAACGAATCCGTCGCTCGGCTGGCGACACCGCGACGTCCGCGAGCGGCCGGGTCATCACGACCCGCAGCGACAAGCGCGTATTCGTCTACGAATGGACGGCGATCGCCGGGACGCCCGTGCGCCCGGGCAAGCAGCTCGACATCGACGCTCTGCTGGCGCTATCGCCGCGGCAGGCTCGGCTGCTCGTTGACACGTGGGCATGGTTCGACGGAGACACAGCGCACCCCGGCGGGACACGACGCATCAAGGTCGGCGACCCGCACCTCGCGGACGCCTTTGAAGTCGCCGCCGTTCACGCCGGGTACTCACTGTCCCCGCGCCGCCTACGCCATTCCGACCTCGGCGACGTGTGGGAGTTCACGCTCTCGACTAAGACCGAGGTCCACGTCCGGCGTCGGAACGAGACAGGCGCTCGCGCGCTCGCGGGGCTAGACATTGAGCCGACCAACCCCAGCGGTGAGGTGTGGTGCGTCACCGTGCCCTCTCACGTCATCGTCATCCGACGTGAGGGCCTGTCCTGCCTCACCGGCCAATGCGCGGAAGCCCTCGCGCTGCGGACCGCGTTCCCGCGCCAGCTCGCGGGGCTGCGGACCAGCGATGAGATGCAGTTCGCTGACGCGAAGCTCCGTAACGCTGAGGCTGACCTGGCGGCGCAGAAGGCCGCGCGGGAACTCGCCCGGGCTGAGGGCGCGAGCCGGCCGTGGGCGAAGGACGCCGACACGGTCGTCGTCGATGAGAACGGGGTGGTCATCTCGGGTGGGGACGTGCCGCTCCCGAGCCATGACGAGTTGTGGCATGACCTGACCGAGCAGGCACGGGTCCTGGGCAAGACGATCACCGCCCACACGACTCGATGGGTCGCGGCGCACAAGAAGAACGCCGACGAGGCCACCGATGAGGAACTGTACGAGTTCGTCGAGAGCCGTCGGGAACAGGTTGGGCGGCACCTCGCGGAGCACCCCGACGTCGCACCGCCGACGCCGTACGTCGCACCTGAGCAGGAGGGCACCGCTGCCTCCACCGTCCCCTCCAACGGACCGGACGAGGACCCGGCGGTGCCCTCCGACGGGCCGGCCGTGCCTGTCGGTGACCTGTCGGTGAAGCCCCCGAAGATCCCACCCGCACCGAAGACCGACGGTCACCGTTCCGAGTTCGGGGACCCGGTCCCGGTCGACATCGATGAGCGCCGCACCGCGCGTCGGTACTACATCGACAGCACCGACGACCTGTCGCCCACCGAGGAGGCCGACGCGTGCCGTCGGTCCGCGGCGATCGACGCGATGCTCGCGGAGGACGTCGGCCCGGCTCACAAGGACTACGACACGCTCGTGGAGAGCGCCGGGTTGTGGACCACCGAAGCCGAGATGGCGGAGACACGGATCGAGGTCGATGGTCAGGAGAACCTGTTCGACCCCGACGCTGAGTAGTACCCGCGCGTTGTCCCACTGTGACAGGTACACGGTGTGGCAGGCTGCGGCCACCTTCGCGGGTAGCACCCGCACCCGACCCGACCCCGTCCCAGGAGGACAATCATGGCTGAGGCATTCAACGGACTACGGCTGCTCGCCGGGCTCCCGAAAGCGAACGGACTCGCGCCGCTCGCGGACGACCTCGTAGCAGCACCGGACAGCATCGTGGTGGTCGTCGCGACCCTCAAGGTCAAGGACCTCAACCATCACGTCGAGACGGACAGCACGACCGCGGTCACCCGTTTCCAGCAGATCGAGGCGATCGACGGCGCGGCGCGGCAGACGGTCCTCGACATCTTGACCAAGACCCGGGAGGACCGCACCGGGGAGAAGGCGATGATCTCCCCGAGTGGGGAGATCGTGGTGCAAGAAAGCCCTGCGGCGGAGCGGGTCACCGGCGGGGACAGTCCCGACGCGGCCGTCGAGGTCCCGTCATCGGCGTTGGGGGTGGCGTTCACCGAGAAGGGTGACGACGGGTGGGAAGACCCTGAGCCGCCGTTGCCCGTCAAGGATCTCGCGGCGGAGAAGGCCAAGCGGGCTGCACGGCGCCCCCCGAAGCCGTAATCCCAGCCTGATCTGTCAGCGCTAGGCGCTAACGTGGTTGACGATCGACGGCCCGGCGAGCGACCGGGACGAGGAACGCACGAGGAGGACACCTGTGACCATCATGCCGCTGACCGAACTTCTGGCCGGCACCCCGGCGCGCTCGGAGTGCCGCGAACCTGAGTGCGACCGGCCGATCCGGCGTCGGGGCCTGTGCTCGCGGCACTATCGGCAGGCGCGGCAGGTCGAGCGTTGGCGTGAGCTGGCACCGACCGCTCCGTCGCTCAAGGACGCCATGCGCATAGCGGACGAGATGCGGGACCGGTCGATGAAGACGGCCCGGGCACGTGCCGAAGGCCGGTTCGGAGTCGGTCCGTCGGACCTCACGACGTGCCGGAAGCAGATCGAGTACCGGGAGAACCCCCCCGAGGGCTACGTCCCTGACCCGGTCGACAAGGGCGCCGCGTACGTCGGGACCATGATCCATGAGGGGATCGCGGCGGTCCGGCGCATCCTGTACCCGTGGTGTGAGATCGAGCGGGAGATCCACGTCCCGGGACTTGATGAACCGGGGCACGCGGATGTGTGGGACCCGATCGCTCACCGGGTCGAGGACGACAAGAGCGCCGGGGAGTGGGCGTGGGAGAAGATCGGACGGGACGGCGCCCGCGAGGAAGACATCGACCAGGCGATGCTGTACGCCCTCGGGTTGGCTGAGGAAGGGCTGACCGTCGTGACGGTGCGGTTGAACTACATCCGGCGAGCCAACGGCGAAGTCGAAGTGTTCGACTTCCCCTACGACCGAGGTCGGGCGCTCACCGCCTTGGGGCGGTTGCACACCATCCTCGATGACCTGACCGACGGCCGCGAGCTGCCCCGTGATCGGGAAGGACCGAGCATCGACCCGATCTGTGCCAGGTATTGCCCGGCGGTCAGACACTGCTGGGACCTGCCGAACGTGCCGCAAGGCCGGACACCCGAGTCGTGGGTCAAGGTCCGCGATGACGAGACGATCGCGGCGTTGCTCGTCGACTACAACACGGCCCCGACCCCGGAGGCCAAGAAGCGGATCCGGGTGCTGCTGACCGGGTTGGACGCGGGGAGGTACGGCGACTTGATCCTCGGGTGGCGGGGTGGGAAGACAACCGAGGTGCAGGACCATGAGGCACGCTTGGTGCAGCTTGAGGCGGCGCTGCTCGCAGGGACGCCGCTGTCAGAGTTGGAGTACCCGATGAAGTCTGTGACGAGCAACGTGTCGATCAGCGTCGAGGCTGTCCGGCAGGCCACCCTCGACGCCGAAGCCGCGGAGGGACAGTGAGCCGCCCGGTCCTGGTCATCGTGCCGGTCATCATCGGGCCGGCGCTCGTCAGCGACCGGGTGTGGTGGCTCAAGCAGCACCAAGACCGGTTCGCGGAGTTCCTCGCGGCGGTCTGCCTGAACGAGGGGGTTTACGCCCCGTCCTACGTTCCGCAGTGGTGGGTGGTGCTACCCGGTGATGCGCACCCCTTCGCGGGTGTCGAGGAGGTCACAAGCCTGTTCGACGGGGACATCGTGGAGCAGGCTCTCGAGACGATGGACGATCTGCTCCCGCAGGGCATCGGGGTCGTGTGGAGCGTCCTCGAGGTCGCGAACCGGGGGCGTGACTCGTGACCCCCGATGCGTTGCGCTGGGCCGCGCTCGGGCAGGCACTCGCGCGGCGCCTGGACCTGACGAACACCCTCAAGGCAGCGACGTGGTGGCCGCACCCGGGCGGGTTCAGCGACGGCGACGCGATCCTGGGTGTTGGGGACCTGCAGAGCATGTTGAGCTACGACTCCGGGCTGTGGGACGCCGCCGGGGCCCCGTGGGAGTTCGTCCTGCAATTCGACTTCGCCGGTTACCCACTGGGGGACCAGGAACGGGCGGTCCTGGCGTGGCTGGCCTTGAACGACCCCGCGTACGGGCACCGTGCCACTGTGGAGGCGCTAGCGCGCGCCTACCGACACCGACCTATGCACCCGACGGGATTCGGCGTCACAGAGGCGTGCTCAGCCTGTTTGGGGGGTGTTGGGGTCGGTGACCCGGGGGAGGAACGGGCGTGCGGGTGCTGGGGGTTGAGCCAACCGGTCTGCGGGACGTGCGTTGATCCGGCGAGCCACCGGCACCTCACCCTCGCGGAGTGGCCCTGCGAGGACGCCCGGGCGCTGGTCCGGATCCACACCCCGGGATGAACGCCTCCGAGGTACTCCAAGCGCTACTCACCCGGCACGAGCCGCCTCGGTGGGCTGCCTTTCCAGAGATGCGCATGGGGAAGATCGACACGCTGCGAGGGATCGACAGCCAACGCTGCGACCTGTGGACTGTTGACCTGTGGCCGAGTTCCCTCGAGCGGATCGCATACGAGATCAAGGTCAGCCGTGCGGACTACGTCCACGAACTCAAGCACCCTGAGAAGCGTCGGCTCGCCATGCTCATCAGCAACAGGTACTGCTTCGCTGTCCCGGCCGGCCTGATCCGACACAACGAGGTCCCCCTCGACTGCGGATTGGTCGAGGTCCACCCGAACGGGATCCGTGAGGTCGTCAGCGCACCCTGGCGTGACATCCCCCCACCGACCGCACGTTTCATCGCAGAGCTCGCTCGGCGCGCGATCGCCCCGGAGCAGCTCAGAGCCGCGGAGGTCCGACGTCGGGTCAGCATGCTCGAGGACACCGAACGTCGTCTCAAGATCGAGATCGGCCGGCAACGCGCTGCTCTCAGCGGCGCGCTGAGCACACCCGGGCAGGTCGCTGCTGCTCGGGCTCTGTCCCACATCGACCCGTAGGAGCTCCGCGTGGAGTACACCGTCCGTCCCCACACCCCCCCGTGGCCGCAGCGCTACGCGCCGCGGCAGGGTGCCTCCACGTTCCGTGCGTCGTGGAGCGACACCCTCCGGTTGCTCAGCTCCGAGATATGGACGCTTGACGGACGACAGGTCATCACCCAACTCGACGTCAAGGCCGATGACGTCCAGCAGGACGGGACGCTCCGCGCCGATGCCCGCGTCGGTCACCCCGGGGTGAGGATCTCGTTCCGCACCCCAGCGGCGCCCCTGATGTTCGCGACCGATGAGTACCCCGATTGGCAGATGAACGTCCGCGCGATCGCCCTCACCCTCAAAGCGCTCCGCGCCGTCGACAGGTACGGCATCATCCCCGAGGCGGCGCAGTACGCCGGGTTCCGGGCGAGCCCGACCGGAACAGGTGTGGACGAGTCACCGATGTGGACGTCAGCGGAGGCTGCCGCGCGTCACCTGGCCGACCTCGCGAACCGAGCTGGACTGTCAGTGACCAGCGAGATGCTCCTTGACAGCCCCGCGCAGCTACGCCGGGCATGGCTGGTCGTGGCGAAGACCGTGCATCCTGACGTTGGAGGGATGACCTTGGACTTCCAGAACGCTGAGGCAGCGCAGCGCAGGGTCGACGCCGACCAGCGATCGAGGGGGGTGACATGACCTACCCCGACCCGAACAGGTTCCGGGGTCGCCTCAAGGACTACCTCGCCTGGGCCGCCGACGGGTTCCGACCGACGCCGCTCTGGTGCGTGAAGCACTGGGTTCCGTGTCCCGTCGAGGGGAAACCGGGGCTGCTCGTCACGATCATCTTGCAGACCGAGTTGATGAGCCAGATGCCCGCCGACGTCGGGGACGCGACCGGGATGAACTCGTGGCAGGCGAACCGGGTCACCCCGCTGTGCTGCGAACTCGGAGACGAGCTCATGGCGTGGCTGTGGGAGGAGGTCGACGCACCGCACTGCGGTGTCCGACCTCCCGCCGGCCACCGATGGCAGCACGGCCGGGTCTGCTGGTACCGCCCCGGACATCTGTTCGGCCACGAATGGGACAACCCCGGATCGATCTTCGCCCTGCGCCCTGGTGGGGCCGGCTAGTGGCGGGCATGGCCGCGGTCGCGTGCCGATCATGCCGGGCACGGATTGTGTGGGCTGTCACGGTGAACGGAAAGAGCATGCCTGTCGACTACGAACCCAACCCCGACGGCAACGTGATCCTCGACGCTTCGACGTCTGGTCCGCCCGTCGCGATCGTCAGGAGCGCCCCCGCTGAGCCTGGGGAGATCCGTCGGATGTCACATTTCGCAACTTGCCCGCGGGCCGGGTTGCACCGCAGGTCGCGGTGAGACGTGGAGGTTGCGCCAGAACGGGCGTAACGTCCCTGCGGGCAAAAGGGAGGGCCGGTCCGCTGACGACGGACCGGCCCAAAGCTCCCCACCCGTCACCCAACGGAGGAACCGGCCTTGAGCGTACCCGCCGACAGAACGCACGGACCGACTGAGCTCCGAGCGATTCGGTGAGCCTCCGCGCGACCCTGTGGGCTCTCGACGACGCACCGACTGACGACCCCGCGGAGGTGGTCGTCCTGCTCGCTCTAGCCGACGACGCGGACACTGAGGGCCGAAACGCGTGGCCTTCACAGGTCCGCCTCGCGTCCCGATCTCGCTGCAGCCTGAGGACCGTGCAGCGTCGCCTCGTGGCGCTCGAGGACCGTGGCCTCATCGTCCGAAGCGAGACGACTGACTCCCGGTACCAGTCACTCCCTGTGAGGAAACGGCCCGTCTGCTACGAGCTCTCACTGCACTTGACACGTCAGCCTGACGCGTCAGGGGAGACCGCCGACCCCTCGTCTGACACGACAGATTCCGCATTTTTGACACGACAGTCAGTGGCGGACAACCCGAAGACCAACCCGTACGTTCAAGAGCAACCCGTTAGGGCCGCGAAACGCGGCACAAGAATCGCGGATCCCTTCACGCTCACCGACGGTGACATCGCCTTCGCTCGAGAGCGTCGTGTTGTGACGAGCCGCCTCGAGCTCGAAGTGATGCGTGAGGCATTCGTGGCGCACCACGCCGCGAAGGGCACGGTCAGCAAAGACTGGCGGGCGTCATGGCGAACCTGGGTGCTGAACGCGGTGAAGTTCGGGGGCGGATCGGGTACGGTGCGCCGAGCGGTTGTGGGTGCGAACTCGCAGCACGAGGGACCGAGCAGGGCAATGACCGGAGCCGAGTGGCTCGCAGAAGGCACGGCCGGGGTAGCTCCCGGGCCGGTACAGGAAGGGCTACCGCTGTGAGCAGCGAACCAACGTTGGTGGGCGAGAGCACCCCGGTTTGGCAGGACAGGATCCCGCCGGAGGTACGGGATCGGCTCGATGATGCTGGGTGGGATCAGGTGATGGTCGACGAGGGTCCGGCGGCGATCGCCGCAGAGGTTCGGGCCGTGCAGGAGCGGGCGCGTCGAGCGTGGTGGGAGCAGGCCGTCCCGGTCGACTTCCGGGCCGCGACCCTCGAGGCCGTGGGGATGCTCGGGGAGGGGCAGGCTGAGGCGATCCAGCGGTGGTTGCCGGGGACGACTCCGAACCTGCTGATCGTCGGTCAGACCGGGACGGGTAAGACCTACGCGGGGTATGCGGTGCTGCGGGAGGCTGCGCGCCTGGGGCAGTGGACGTGGGCATCAACTGCGTTCGAGCACGTCCGTAACAGCGGGTTCAGCGACGGCGACCCGAAGCTCGTGGAGAGGTCCTGCCGTGCTGACGTGCTGCTGCTCGACGACTTGGGGGCTGAGCGGACAACGGACTTCGCGGTGGAGTCGCTCGCGGCGCTGGTCGATGAGCGGCGGCGGGAGCACCGCCGTACGATCTTCACGACGAACCTCGGTCGGTCTGAGCTTGTGAAGCGGTACGACGACCGGATTGTGTCGCGGATCGCTGGCGGGGCATCGGTCGTGTTGCTGAACGGGACCGACCGCCGGTTCACGCAGTCGTGGTAGCCGACGCGCCGGGGCACCCGACGGTCGAGGCGCGGTTGTTCCGCGTGTCCTTGTCGGTGTGGGCCGCGATGATCGTGGCTGCGGTGACCTGGCGGGGTTGCCGGCGGACCCGAAGGACCCGACTGTGACCAGCGCTGAGCTCGCCCCTGGTCCGCCTGTCGACGGTTGGGAGTTGCTCGCGCAGACCTACACAGGCGACCTGCGGATCCCGACGTTGGACAGCCCGACCGTCGTGAGCCTGTTCTCGGGCGTCGGCGGGCTCGACGCTGGATTCGAGATGGCCGGGTACCGCGTCGCGGTGCAGGTCGAGAAGGACAAGAACTGCCAGACCGTGCTGGGAGCACGGTTCCCCGATAGCCGAATCTTCGGTGACGTCACGGAGGTGTCCGTTGAGCAAGTCCTCGAGGCTTTGGGAGGACGACGACCCCACATTCTCATCGGGGGGTTCCCCTGCACAGACCTCTCTGTGGCCGGGGGCCGTGCTGGACTGGCTGGCACACGGTCCGGTCTCTACGGCGAGCTTATTCGGCTTGCTGATGGCCTCCTGCCCGAGTGGGTGGTGGTCGAGAACGTCCCCGGGCTGCTCTCTGCCGACATCGATCCCGAAGCCAACGACGGCGCCGGATGGGGACCAGGAACCGCCATGGGACTTGTTCTCGGAGACCTCACCGGGTACCGCCCCCCCATCCCCGACGGTGGCTGGCGCAACAGCGGAGTGTGTGTGGGACCCCTCAGATCCGTCGCTTGGCGCGTCCTTGACGCTCGACACTTCGGAGTCGCCCAGCGTCGCCGCCGGGTGTTCCTTGTCGCGCACGTTGGAGACGGGACCGCACCTGCTGAGGTACTCCTTGAGCCCGAGGTCATGCGCGGGGATCCTCCGCAGGGCGTCGCGCCGCGGCCGCGCGCTTCCCGCCCAGTTGCACCGGCCGCTGTACGCGCAGGCGTCGGAACTGCTGACGGAGCAGGAGAGGGTGACGCTGGCCCCGCCCGGCCCTTGATGACCGCGGAGCAGGGCATCGTGAGCGCCCTAACGTCGAGCTTGGGTGAGGGTGGGCCGGACGCCGCGCATGCCCACGCGGGATGGTTCGTGGAGGTCGAGGAGCAGGACGTGACGAGCAGCCTGCTCGCGAGCGCCGGGGCAGGCCGTATCCGCACTGAGGAAGCCGCCGGCGGGCAACTCGTGCCGCTCGATGAGGGAGCTGGGTTCACCCTCGAGTACCTCGCAGGGAGCTGCCCTACCCAAGCGTGGGGATGGCTGCCTGACAGCAGCCCGTTCTACTTCCGCGCTCGACACGGCCGGTGGACGATCGAGGTCGGCAACATCGGTTGGCCGCTGCTGTACGACCAGTGGCCCGAGGACCCTGAGGTGCTCACGAGCGGCGAGGACCCGACCCACGGGCACATGTCCGCTCAGGACGTGCGCCGTATCCTGAGCGAGACGTTCGCCGTCGGGGACACCCGAGCGACCGAGCTCGTCGTGGAGGCCGTGGACTTACGGAACGGCGGTCTGTCGACGGAGGTGACCAGCACCCTGCAATCACATGGCCGGTCCTACTCGCTGAACGCACAACCGACGATCCTCGAGCACGTCCCGGACGTGACCGCGACGGTCACCGCCAAATGGGCCAAGGGCAGTGGGGGGCCGGCCGGCGATGAGGCGCAGAACCTCGTCGCGACCGACCCGGAGACGTACAACCCTGTCCCGATCGACCTCAAGGCTGCGACCAAGACCGACCACCGGACCGGCGTCGGGACCGTCGGCGCTGGTTTCGGTGACCCCGGAGACCCCATCGGCACCCTCACGACCGGCTCCACGCAGGGCGTCAGCGGTCCCCGTGTGCGACGCCTGACCCCCACGGAATGCGAGCGGCTGATGGGAATGCCGGACGGATGGTGCAACCCCGACGGGAAGACCTCTGACAGCGCGGTCTACCGCGCGTGTGGGAACGCTGTCGTGATGGCGGTCAGCGCATGGGTCGCGTGGCGCTTGGCTGCCTACGACGCCGGGTGGCGTCCCTGATGGCCGGCGAGCGGGACCCGGATCTGCTCCGGATGCTCACCGTCCAACAGCCCCACGCCTACGCCCTCGCGGTCGGCCTGAAACCGGTCGAGAACAGGACGACCCGAACGCGGCACCGGGGTCCGGTCGGGATCCACGCCGGGTTGCTGTGGAGCGTCCGCGGCCACCCCGATGCCCGCCTCGCGACCTTGGAGCACGCCCGTGCGGGAGGGCTGACGACGCTGTCGCGGGGGAGCCGTCCCGGTCCTGGGTGGGCGCGCGGGGCGGTGATCGCGGTCGCGCAGATCACCGGGTGCCACCTGGACGTCGGGTGCTGCCGACCGTGGGGTGAGGAAGGCACTTGGCATTGGGAGGTCGAGACCCCCCGGTTGCTGAGCGCCCCCGTCCCAGCTCGCGGTCAACTCGGCCTGTGGCAGGCATCGAAGGCGCTGCGCGACGCGGTGTCCGCGGCATGAGCGAGGCACGGTGTGAACGCACCGAGCTCCTTGTCAGCGCCTGCGGGCATTGCCGCAGCGCGGCGGATCCCCGGGTCCCGGTCATGACCGTGATCGCCGCGAACTACAACGGGCACTGCGCCGCGTGCGACGAGCTCGTGGAGGCCGGCGACGCGATCGGGCACAGCACGGATGGGTGGGTCGGTATGCGGTGCTGCGGGATTAGGGCATGACCGCGCATGTGCTCCGCGCGGATGCCCGGGCGTTGCCGCTCCCCAACGACAGCGTCGACGCTGTCGTGACGTCCCCGCCGTTCTTCTCGCTCCGTTCCTACCAGGACGGCGGGGAGCACTACGCCGGACAGATCGGGGATGAGGCCGACCCGGAGCTGTTCGTCGAGGCGCTGCTCGACGTGACCCGCGAATGCATGCGGGTCCTCAAACCGACCGGGTCGTTGTGGCTGAACCTCGGAGACAAGTACGCAGAGCGGGCCGGTCCTGCCCGGGCGGGCGGCGTCGACGATGACCCGGCCGGGCCGCGTCGCCCCGCGAACCGGCCACCTCGGGGACGGCGGGGCAGTATCCGGGCGAAGTCCCTGATGGGCATTCCGTGGCGGTACGCCCTCGGGTGCATCGATGAACTCGGCCTGATCCTGCGCGCCGAGGTCGTGTGGCAGAAACCGAACGGCCTCCCGGAGTCCGTCACGGACCGAGTCCGGCGCTCGCACGAGACGTGGTTCCATCTTGTCCAGCAGCCCCGGTACTACAGCGCCGTCGACGAGCTCCGCCAGCCTCACCAAGCGTCGACAATGAGCCGAGCGCGGCATGCGACGGACAAGGCGATGAGTGGGCGCATGCACGGATCACCCGGGGAGAAGCGTGACCACGCGAATGCGTGGACGCCGTCCCCCCTCGGGGCGCTCCCCGGATCGGTGTGGACGGTCCCGACGTCGCCGCTCGATGTCCCCGACCACCTCGGGGTTGACCACTACGCCGCGTTCCCCCCCGAATGGCCCAAACGGTTGATCACCGGCTGGTCACCGCCGGGGATCTGCGTGCGCTGCGGGGCCGGGCGCCGCCCGGTAGCGGCCGTTGCTGTCCGGGAACCGAACGATCAGCCGGGCCGGACGATCCTCGGGTACGCCTGCGACTGCCCGACCCCTGACGCCCCGACCCGCCCCGCGGTGATCTTGGACCCGTTCGGGGGGACCGGCACGACCGCGATGGTCGCGTCGTGCCTGGGCCGGGTTGGGATCAGCGTCGACCTGAGCCACGACTACAACCGCGTCGCCCGATGGCGCACAGGTGATCCGCGGCAACGCGCCCGGGTCCTTGAACTCCCCCCGCCAGCCGAACAGGCTGACGGCCAAACCAGCCTGTTCGACACCGTGGAGGACCTGTGACCGTGACGAAGCCCGACTACACCGACCCGCTCATGGACGCGATCGGGTCCGCCGATTGCCACTGCGAGCCCGGCGACGGGACCTGCGCTGACTGGCCCAACCTGCTCGAGCGGCACCGGGCGATCGGTGAGGCCGTCCGCACCCGGATCCTCGCCGCGCCCCGCGTCGTCGCGACCTTGGTCGGTGACAACGCCGGCGTAGGCGACGGCGGGTACCGCGTCATCGGGGAGCTCATCACCCCTGACGACCCCGAAGCGACCGGCGTGTTCGTCCTCGCGAAGGGCACCGTCTACCGACTCAAGGCCGACGCCGGGTATGTCGTGAGTGTCCGGCCCGCTCCCGCAGGTGCCGAGGACGTCGCCCCGAGCGTGCCCGCATGACCGACCTGCTCCGTCCCGGGATCCCCGGTTTCCTGGCTCACCTCGACGTGTGGAACGGGCACCCGGTCGCCTGGTCTCAGTCCAGGGACGCGGACGGGAAACCGATGCTGTACCTCGACCCCCAGCGCCGGGACACCTGCTGGGCCGAACGTAGGTGCGGCGTCTGCTACCTCGACCTCGACTACAGACTGGGGTTCCTCGTCCAAGCACCCACCGACGAGCGTGCCCGCGCGGCCCGCTGGCACCTCCAAGCAGGGGTCCACCCACGCTGCGCGCCCTACGCCGGCCTCGACGCCCACCCCGGCATGACCGTCTACGTGTGCATCACCCGTGGGTACAAGGTCCGGATGTGGACCGACCCCACCGACCGTGGACGCCCCGCGATCCGCAAAGCACACGCCGCGCCCTACACAAGCCTGGAGCGGCTCCCCGTCCCCACCGCAGTCCGACCCGACGGGACCCGCCGCACCCCAAGCGGGCTGGTCGTACCGTGACCCGCCCCGAACAGTTCGGGATCGCCCTGTGCAAGGAGTGCAAGCAGTACCCCGGCGAACTCTGGCCCGGTCAGCTCCACGCCTACTGCGACGCGTGTCGTGACATCCCCCCGATCCGCCGCCGGACCCCACAGACCGTCCTCGACGCCCTCGCCCTCGCTGAGGCAGCCGGACAGCCCATCCCGGGCCGGCGATGATCCGCACCGCCGGCGGCACCGCGCCCGGCAGCCGACCCCTGCACATCCTCGCCCCCGACCCCGACCACCACGGCCTCGAACGCCCGGTGTGCGGCGCCAACGAGTACGCCGTGGTGAGCCTGCGCGCTGACCTTGTCACCCTCGACCGGCGGTGCGCCGCTGACGGGTGTTACCAGGCGTGGCCCGTCACCGACACCGAACAAGCCTTCACCGCCGCCCTCACGAGCCCGTGGGGACGCCGCTCAGCAGGAAGGACCACCCCTTGATGGATGAAGCCGAGACGCCCCGCTCGCGTTACCACCGCAAGACAGGTTTGACGACGAGCCCCGGACTGTTCTTCTGCGACTCCTGCGGTGCCCCCAAACCCGACACCACCCCCGGCCGGGCATGCCCCGACGGGTGCGGAAGCCGCGTCACAAGCAGCCGCCCCCCAGCGACCGTCAACGCAGCCCTCGCGATCCTCGAGCACAACGGATGGACAATCCGCACCGACTACACCCGCCGCAGCGCCTCCGAGCCATGGGAGCTCAACCCCTCTACGCTCCCCCAAAGCACCCACATCAGCGAGGAACGATGACGACCTGCACAGCCTGCGACGACCCCGACTGCTACACCCGCACCACCGACCGCCCCCCAGCCCCCCCACCCCGCCTCGGCCGGAAACGCTGCACCACCTGCGGATACCTCATGGACATCCTCACGACCACCACCACCACCCACCCCTGCTGCACCCCATGACCACCATGACCCCAACACCACCCCGCAAGACCGGCCGGACCCTTCGCCTCACCCCTGACCTCCAAGAACGACTCTGCGCCCACCTCAGCGCCGGTCACTACCTAGACGCGTCCTGCCACCTAGAAGGCGTCGGCGCCAGCACCGTGTTCAGATGGCTCGCCCTCGGCCAAGACGAAGCCTTCCGCATCACCAACGGCATGACCGCCGCCGACCGCCGCGAACACAACGAACCGAGCGCCGCCAGCCAACGCCCCTACTTAGAGTTTCGAGAGGCCGTGCTCCGCGCACGTGCTGTTGCTGAGGACGTCGCCGTCAGTGTGGTCCGCAAGGTGATGGTCGGTGGGTTCGTCGTGGAGAAGCGCACGATCACCGAGGGTGACCGGACCGAGTCGATCGAGCGGGTCGCGCAACCCGATGGGAAGCTCGCCCTTGAGTACCTGTCGAGGGTCGCCCCGCAACGCTGGGGACGGCAGCAACGGGTCGCGTTCACCACCGCGGAGGAACACGGCGCGACCGGCCACGACCAGCAAGACATTGCCTCTGGACGTGAGCTCCGCGCGCACCTCGACGCGTTCTATCTCGCGCGGGGTGAGGAGCCACCGCCGGCGTTGCCCCCTGGCCCGAACGAGAGCCGTCCGTGGGAGGACGCGCCGGAATGGGACGGGTACGACGGGACCGACGATGAACCGCTCGAGGGGACCGTGGAACCATGACCGAGCTCCTGACCGACGCTGAGCACGCGCTCCTGGGCATGCTCGCGTCCGCGATGGAGGTGTACGCCCGGGATGTCGTCGTCGGCGGCCGGACCTATGAGCGGGACGTCGCGGAGTTCGCGGTGGCTCTCCACGTGCTGCAGAACATGGTCCTAGCGCAGGCCGCAGCCCGCGCCTACCCACGCAGGTACCGCCTCGCGGGGTTGAGCGTCGTCGACCGCACCGACGGGGTGTGAGGTGCCGACCCCCGAGCAGCAGGCTGCGTTGGACGCGCTCGTCGTCGCGTGTGGAGGTCCCGCGATCCGACCCAACACCACCCGGCGGGGTGGAAGACCCCCGCAGCACTGCTTCGCGTGCGGCGGGTATGAGGGGAAACTCAAGCGCCTCCGGGCGGGACGGTCCACGCAGGCGTGGTTCCACCCGGCGTGCCACAAACGCTGGCAGGCGGGTGCAGCGCCCGTCCCACCTGTGGTGTCGTGAACCCGCGGACGCACGCGGAGACGTTCAGCCTCGGCTCCGAGCTGACGCGCCTCACGAGCCTCGGTCTGCGCGATGACGTGCTCCTGTTCGCCCTCGGGGTGTACCTGGGGCAGCAGGAATGGACCCCGGGCACGACCCTGACGGTCGCGGGTTGCGCCCGGACCGTCCACGCCCCCCGCGTCACGTCGGTGACGATCAACGGGATCCCCGACGTTCACGACGGCGCCCTCGACTGGGCACGGAATGTCCTACGAAACGACCTGCCCCGGCACGTCCCCGAGCACGTCGCGCACCCCCGGGCGCCCCTCAAGTGTGCACGGTGTGGTGCCCCCGCGAACGGGTGGAACAGCGCCCACGCCCCCGTCATGGTCAACAACGAGGTGGTGTGGCGGCACTACTGCAAGCGCCACAAGGCAACGGCCCGGACCAACCCGACTGAGGGATGGAAGTTCGTCCGGACTCTCCCCCACAACAGCGGAGGGCTGCTCCGCACCGCCCTCCCCGACATCGACGTCGACCAGCTCTACGCATGGGCTGTCCCGGGGTGGGCCGACTCGGACGGTCGTACCCGACCTGCTCTCCTGCGGCTCGTCACATGGTGAAACGGGACGGTCCGGGTCGAGCTCCACGCTCACGCCGAGCTCCGGGTCGGGGACCCGCGAGCCGTGCATCGGGAGCCCGGTACGACGATGCTCCCGCCGCCCTGGTCCTCGGTCTCGTCCTGAACTTCGTTCCCCTCGGGTCAGGGCCGGGTCGTCACTGGTGGTGATAGCCGTTGCCCGGCGCGTCGTCAACAGCGACGGGACATCGCTCGGGTATCACCTGCTGCTGTGGTGCCCGGGTTGCGACCAGCTCCACGTCATCGACTACACCGGCCCCGACGGGGTCGTCCCGAAGGTCTGCTGGGAGTGGGACGGGAACCTCACCGCCCCCACCATCAGCCCCTCACTGCTATACACGTGGACGTCCGGTCCCGAACGGGTCGAGCACGTCTGTCATTCCCACATCGTCGCCGGGTCGTGGCAGTTCCTCGCGGACTGCACGCACACCCTTCGGGGTCAGACCGTGCCGCTCCCCGCCCTGCCCACATGGGTCACCCGCGAGTAGTATCACCACCCGTCGAGGGCACCTTGGTGGCGGTCCACGGCCGGGGCACCTGCCCCGTGCACGGCGAGGCCCCCGGGCAGCGCGGAGGCGCGGCGCTCGGGGATCCTCGCGACACGCGGACCCGCGCGGTGGTGGGAAGACAGCCAGCACCGGCGGGTCCGTTCTACGCTGCGACCCATGACGACACCTGAGGTCCTCCCCGAAGCTGTGATACCCGGCCGTCGCCTCGGCCGGCACATCGAACACGATGAACGGTCCCGCGCCTACGCGGTCACGACTCGGCGGAAGAAACCCATCAGCCGCCGGTGGGCACGACGCAGCCCCGTGCTGGACCAGGGTCAGGTCGGAAGCTGCGTCGGGAACACGTTCGCGGGGTGGCTCGCGACCGACACCGCCCTTCGGCAGGGCACCACGACCGTCGATGAGTCCCTCGCCGTCGAGGTCTACGGACGCGCGACAGCCCTGGACAGGATCCCCGGGACATACCCGCCCGACGACACCGGGTCGACGGGGCTCGCGGGCGCGAAGGCGATGGTCGCCCTCGGCCTCGCGAAGGGCCCCTACCACCACGCGTTCAGCGTGGCCGACGCCCTGCTGGCTCTGTCCTACGTCGGCCCGTTGTGCGTCGGGATCGAGTGGCGTGAGGGACTCGACACCCCCGACCCGTCCGGGATGTGCACGTTCAGCGGCGCCGTCCGGGGTGGCCACGAGCAGTTGTGGGACGAGCTCGACGTGGAACACGGCGTCGTGTGGTTCACGAACTCCTGGTCAGACACTTGGGGCGTCGCCGGTCGGGCATGCCTGTCGATCGCGGACTTCGGCCGCGCGCTCGCTGCGCAGGGCGACGTGGTGGTCCTGACCGGATGAGTACCTCCGATGACGACGACCTGACGGGGATCCTCAACGTCGAGGGGATCCGTGCGTACGCGGCAGGCAACGACGTCGCATCAGGGTCGACCGTCATCGACGCGGTCAAGGCCGCGTTGGAGGACAGGTTGCGGCACCCCCGGACGATCCCGACCTCCCTCACGTCACCTGGCACCTGACGTGGAACTCCACCGGGGGATCTGCCGAACAGTGCTCCTCATCGGCCCGTACGCGGTCAAGGTCCCCACGACCCGCCCCTACGGGCACCGCGGTGGTCTCAGCGAACGCCTCACAGCCCTCGCCCGCGGTGTCCTGGCGAACCAAAGCGAATACGCATGGCGGGGGCAGGACGGGCTCTGCCCGATCGTGTTGAGCCTCGCGAGCATCGTCCAGGTCTACGTCCGTTGCCGGCCCGTCACCGACGAGGAAGTCCCCGACCCCGAGCTCGACCCGGCGTGGTGGCGTGCGATCGCCCCGACGGTCCCGTTCGGGGACAAGAAGGCCGCGAACCTTGGGTGGCTCGGGGACCACCTCGTGTGGGTCGACTTCGATTCGACCTGGAATGGGTGCCCGCACACCCCTTGGAATGCCTTCCTCGACGATGACTGACGGGTTCGTGCGGCTGACATACGACGCGACCCGGACCGTCCACCCGGGGGACGTCCTCGCGACCCGCCACGGCACCCGGTACCTGTGTGTCCGTAGCCGGGACGTCCAACGCCGCGACCCGCGCGCGGGCCGGCGGCAGGCACTGACCTGCGAGCGGCTCCCACCCGGGCACGATCTGGACACCGACACGGTGGTGCACCTCGTGATCTGGCACTCCCGGTCCCGGCGGGGGCGTACCCTGCCCGTCTAGTCGCCGGGTAGCCACCGGGCGATGAGCAGCACGATGAGGAGGACAAGTGAACGAGTTGCTCGCGCACCTACTCGGGGACTACGTGATCCAGACCGATCACATGGCCGCGCGTAAGACCGTCGCCCACGGCCCGGCCGTCGCCCACGCCGTCACGTACACCCTGCCGTTCCTGGCACTGACCCGTCGCCCGCAGGCACTCGCTGTCATCGCCGGCACGCACTTCGTCATCGATCGGTGGCGCCTCGCTAAGTACGTCGTGTGGGCCAAGAACCAAGCCGCCCCGGCGGCGTGGCGACACAGCTACGACGAGCACGTCGTGGGCACCGGCTACCACCGCGAGCGAGGTGACTGGGATGGTCCCACCGGGGATGACTGGGATGATGCGAAGTGCTCGGTGCAGGCCAAGCCCGCGTTCCTGGCCGTCTGGCTGCTGATCATCGCTGACAACACCCTGCACGGCTGCCTGAACGCGTGGGCGCTGCGCCGCTGGCCCTCCCGTGCCTGAGGACCGACCCGACCCGAGCAGGTTGTGGCTGTGGGCTGCCCTGTCGTTCCCCAACTCACCTGATGAGCGCCGCACCCGCTACCTCGAACTGATGCGCGAGCACGGGCACCTCGAGCCCGCCGAACCGGGGGAGGACAGCGACCTGCCGTGCGGGTGGCCCGGTGCCTGAGCGGATCCAGCGCAAGCGCACGAAGGGCTACCGCCTGCCACCCACTGCGGTGTACGTCGGCCGGCCGAGCAGGTGGGGCAACCCCTACCGGGTCGGTGACGACGGCACCGCCGAGCGGTGTGTGGAGCTGTACCGCGTCAGCGCCCTCGGGTGGTGGACAACGGGTTGGCGTGAGCACGTCCGCGCTGAACTCGCCGGGCGCGACCTGGCGTGCTGGTGTCCGCTGACGGACGCCAGCGGCAACCGATTCCCCTGTCACGCCGACGTCCTACTCGAACTCGCCAACGAGTAACGTTCACCGACCGCATAGAACCCTGCTAACCGGGTATACACTTAGTGCAGGGGCCGGACGTGCGATCCGGTCCCGCTGGAAGGACCCAAGATGACCACCATGGCCAAGCCCACCGTCGAGCCCTACCAACTCAAGAACGCGGCCGGCTCCTTGCGGGGTTACGCCGCGATGCAGGCCGATGACTGGCAGCCGGAGTACGAGGCATGGCGACACGGCGGGTGGTACGTCATCACCGTGCGGTACCCCTCCGGGGCCGTGGGCTGCGTGAGCCGCAACTACCCGGACGGGAAGTGGCGGGTGGTGTGCGGTGACCACGACATCACCTACCCGAACCGGACCGCCGCCGCCAAGGCCGAGCGGGACATCGCCACCCTTGAGTGGCACACCCTGATCGCCACTGCCTCGTGAGCGCCGCGGTCAGGATCGTGAAGCTCTACCTACGGGCCGACGGGACCGTCCGGTCCGCGACGGTGTTCCTGCCCGGCTACGTCGAGGTCACCGTCGATGTCACCACGGGCGTTGTCAGCTACGCCTCGGACTGGACCGTGGACGGCGACACCCTGGCCTGGGGCCGTAACTACGGCCCCAGCACGTACGGCCACACTGACGTTGTGCTCGTCCCGTCGCTCCTCAAGGCTGTGCAGGCCGCGGTGGAAGCGTAGGAACAGCGCTTACCGGGTATACAATCAGTAGGCAGGGTTGCTCCCCGCCACGACGGAAGGACCATCATGTACGTGACCGCGAAGCTCCACACGATGCGCAAACCGCAGCGCTTCCACGTCAGCCCCATGAGCGACGGCCGGATCCTCGTCCAGAGCGACAAGAGCATCGGGGTGTTTGACTTCCGCACCTGCGAGGGTGTCCTGAACGTGAAGGGCCACTACTTCCCGCACCTCAACCGTGCGCTCGGCGCGATGGCGTTCACGTTCCCGCTCGAGTTCGTCACCGAGTGCCTCGAGGCATCGCCGGCGCTCGACAGCGTCACCCACATGGGCGGCGTGACGTTCGTCAACACGATCGAGGTGATCTGATGGACTACGGGATCCTGTTCAGCCACGCGTCCGAGGACACCATCCCCGGTCTCGTGTCGGGATCGTTCCCGAACATGGTCGCAGCCAGCAACGCGGCCATAAAGGTCACCCGCGCGGCGGGGGTCCGTTTCACCCTGGTGCAACGCTCGTCCCCCGACGCCCCGTGGCTGTCCCGGAAGGGACTGACCCCACGGGAGCGTCTCCACGAGGGGATCAACGCGGACTGGCACGGCTGGTCCCGCTGACCCCACCCGGGGGCGGGTAGCTACCCGCCCCCCCAACCCAAGGAAGGACCATCATGATCGCGATTCTCGACCTCGTCGCCCGCAACGGCATCCCGTTCCGGGTCGTGTTCTACCACCCCGGCGAGTCAGGGCCCTACCCGGCCGCGGCTGACCCCGAGCACCCGATCGTCGAGTTCTACGTCCGGCGTTTCCCCCACACCGACCACGGTCAGTTCGTGTCCCGGTACTACGCCGACACGATCCTTCGTCGGGGGTCGTTCCCGATGGGTCCCGGTCCGCTCAACCTCGACGGGGGTATCCCTGCGTGGAACATCGACGCGGACAGCATGGTGCTCGTCAGGGACTTCCTGACCCACCACCACCCCGCTGTGGTCGACTGCTGCCTCCGAGCCGGTCACGTCCCGCCCTGCACCGAAGGGGTCGCGCAGGTACCCCCCGCGAACCTGTGCAGAATCACCTGACACAGCACGTCAACCCGCTATACAATGAGGGTGAGAGGGGTAGCGCCCCTCCCCGATGGAAGGACTGATCATGACCACAAGCACCGTCCACATGGACACGCTGAACGCTGTCCTCAACGCCTACGTCACCGAGACCAGCGGCGACGCGTGGCTCGAGGGCGGCGGGGGTGCCGGCCCGTGGATCTACGCACCCACCATGAACGGGTGGACCGTCGTCATCGACGTCACCCTCGAGCGGTGGGAAGCGTCCCGGCAGCACGACGACTACGACCCGGTGGCGCTCCCCGACGGCCCGGCCATCGACGCGCCCGTCACGGACGTCGTCGCGTGGATGCGACGTTGCTGCGACGCCGAACCGGACCGGGACTCGCGGCAGTACGTGATCGGTCTTCCCGTCGTCATCACCGTCGCGAGCGACGGGACCGTGACGGCGGAGGTCGACCTGAGCGAGGCCGACGACATCTACGACGTGTCAGTCCCCGAGGGGCAGGACACGAGCGCGTCAGCCCTCGACCACGACGCGTCCCGGATCGCGCACGCAGCCAGCACCGGGCAGGTCACGGTCCGATGATCACCCCGGGCCTCGTCAAGGGTCGCGCTGAGAGCCACCCATGTACTCGCTGCGACCACCTTGGGCGGGTGACCTACCTCGCGTTCGGCACGTTCGTGTCGACCAAGACCTGCCCGGCGTGCGGTGGGCTCGGCATGGTCACCCTTCCCCGCGCCCCCCTCGTCCTTGCCCCGCACGTCCTCGACACGATCACCGAGCTTGACCTGATCGACGGTGGGTGGACGACACGTTGCACTGCCTGCGGGGACCTGCTTGACGACCCGGTCGACGCCTCCCGGTACAGCACGCTGTGCGCCGGGTGCCGCGCTGAGGAAGCATTCCGCGACGGCGACCACGATGCCTACGATCGCAGGGGAGACAGGTAATGGAACCGCTCAACGGCGCCGGCCACTACCGCGAGGCTGAGCGGCTCCTGAACGACGCCGCGAGGATCGCCCACGAGGGGGAGCCTCAGACCTACTGGTACTCGGAGCAGGTCCAGGGCCGGGTCCAGGCAGCGGCCGTCCACGCGCAACTCGCGACGGCCGCCGCGCTGCTCGGTGAGTTCGAGCAGGGACACGACACGTGAACCGGCACGACGCTGAGCACCTCAACCGTTGGCATGATGACGGGACCTACCTTGAGCGGTTGTGGGCCGCGTTGACCCGCGAACCTCTCCCACCGATCCCCCGACCCCGAGCTGAGGCCGAAGTGACCGCGACGGACGAGCCCCGCGTGAGCAGGAGCACCCGATGAGTGGCCGACGATCCCGGCAACAACGCACCCTCGTCGCGGTCGTTGAGGAGCATTACGACACCGCCGCGTCCCCCGGGTTGTGCGTGAACACCCCCGAGGCGATCGCGGAGATGAAGCAGCTCACCCACGATGGGATCATCGCGGAGGCCGGGCACCGGAGGCGCTCCGGGGTCCGCTGGGGGATCTGGTACGGCGCTGAGGCAACGTCCATGTACGAGGAGATGATCAGCGAAACGGACACCCAACCCGACCCCAGGACCGTCGAGGTGTACCGCGCGTACCTCGCTGAGCACGGTCCGAACGCCGTCCTGGTCGTCGCGATGATCGACGTCGTCCCGCCCTCCGGTCGGGTCCTGCTGGGACCGGGATGAGTGCCCTCCCGCACGCGAAACGGCCCTGCGGTGCGTGCCCATGGCGCGTCGACGTCGACCCGGGCGAGTTCCCCCCCGACAGGTACGCGTGCCTCGCTCGGACCTCCGCGGATCAACGGACCGGCGCGAGCGCGAGCGTCGAGGCACCGATGTTCGCGTGCCACCTGTCCCCTGACGGGAAGGAACGAGCATGCGCCGGGTGGCTCGCTGTTGAGGGCGCGGGGCACGTCGGGGTGCGACTCGCGGTCGTGACCGGCCGGCTCCCGAGCACGACCCTTCGCCCGGGGAAGGGCTGGCCCGAGCTGCACCCTGACTACGCCACCTTGGCAGCGATCAATGGACTAGGAGAGATCCCATGACAGACGGCGACCCCGTCGACGAGCTCGACGTCATCGAGGCTGTGGTGGAGGACCTGGAGGACTTGTATAGCGATGCCGAACGTATCGGTAGGCGTCCCGTCGGCCTGGTACGGGACGCTGTCCACGATCGCGGGTGTCCTGGCGATGCCCGTGAGGCACGCCTCGAGCGGGACCTCGACAACGCCCGGGAGCGCCTCGCGACAGCCCTGAACGGCAGGAAGTGGAGCGCCGACGTGATCCCGCCGCCCCTCGAGGAATCACTGCGGCGCGTCGAGGCACTCCTCCTGATCGCACCCGACAGCCCGGAGCATAGATGAGCAAAGGCCGGTCCCGTGCGACGGTGACGCCAGCAGCACCGGACTTCCACCGGGTCCGGCACTTCGGGTACAGCCCGGTTGGGACGGAGGTCTGCCTGTACTGCGCGGTCATGTTCGACCCCGGTGAGATGCGCTACCAACTCGTCGATACCCGGTTCGTGTACCCAATGGGAGCGATCTTGCCGCTGCACCTGTCGTGCGCCCGTGCGCGTAAGGCCAACCCGCCACCGCCCCGCGAAAGGATCTGGCATCAGTAGATGAACACCGACCCGACCCGACCCTGCTGCGACCTTCACTGGAACGGCGGCATCAACTGGTGGGGAACCACCCATGACTGTCCGCGTGACGGGGAGGGCATGACGCTCTGCTGCGGGCGGACGCCCTTCGACCTGCCCCGTTCCGACCACATGACGATCGACGCCACACTCGTCACTTGCACCGGGAACCGTCATCTCTGACTTCGAGGCCACCGCCCTGCAGGACCTGCTCACCAAGGCCAAGGCGCTCGGCGTCCCGGACGACCACCCGCGCGTGTTGGAGGTACAGGCCATGCTCGAGCACGGACCCGGGTCGTGGGCTGCCCGACGCTGGCACGAACTCCACCCCGACGAAGGCCCGAATATTATTCGAGGCTGCTGTTACGGCGAGCTCCAGTCCTGGGACCGCTGCACATGCTGGACGCCGGTGTTCGACACCGAGCAGGCGATTCCTCAAGTCATCACCGACCGCGCCGAGCTCGTCGCTGCGGACACGCTGTGCGGGGACTGCGCCTACCGACCCGGGTCGCCCGAGCGGGAGGACACGTACACCCGCGAGACGCTCTACAGCCTCGCGTCCCGCGACCAGGCGTTCTACTGTCACCGCGGAATGCGCCGCCCTGTGGCGTACGAGCATCCGGACGGGCGCCGGGTGGAGAGCTCCGGGGATGACTGGACACCCGCGATCGTGGACAGCGTCCCGTACCAGGCCGACGGGACGCCGGGGGTGCTGTGCGCTGGGTGGGCCGCGCAGCGCCGCCGGGTCACATGACGCTGCTCGCGCCGTTCGAGGAGGACGCCCTCGAACGATGGGCCGACCACGGCGGGGCGCTCGTGGTCTGCATCGATGACGCCGAGGACCCGACCCGGGCTAGCGTCATCGCGCTGCGCCCCGGCGCGGACCCGGCCGACTCCCTGCTGCACTGGCGCAAGTGGGTCGCTCGGCACTACGACCGGGTCCTGACGGAGGTTGTGGTTGTGCGGTGCGAGTGGCGAAACACCTGGGTTGACGTCGCCCGCGCCGGGATCATCAGCGAACCCGCGACCGCGACCTGAGCACCGGGCCGGCGTTAGCCTGCCGTTCAACACCGACCCGTCGGAGGACCTCATGGCATCAACCCGCGCAGCGCTCGGCAAGACGGTCCGCGTCATCGCCGTGTCGTTCACCAAGAACTAGCCGAGCTCGGCGTAGCGTCCCCGGCCATGACAACACAGATCGCCCTCGAAACCGTCACCGCGGTGATGATCAACACCGATGAGTGGGTCGAGGTTGAGGTCGGTCATACGACCGTCGACACGGTCGCGATCACGAGCCCCGGTCCGCGAGACGGGCAGCGCACTATGCACCTGGACGCGCAGGCAGCGGGAGGTCCGCACCTGGCGTTCACCGACAAGCACGGAGCGCGGGTCGTCGTCCCCGTGTCCGCTGTGCAAGCGTGGCGTCTGCGCTGAGCACCCCCAACCCCGGCCGGTAGGCGACCCGGCCTTCATGGAAGGACCAAGCATGCGTGTGACCACGTTCAACTACCGCCGCGACGGCAGCCGCGAGTATCGGATCCACCGAGCATGGACGGTCCGGGACATCCCCCGCTGGGCGTTGCTGCTGTGCCGCCTGTTCGGTCATCGGCCTGTCACCGCCGGGTTCGACAGCAAGCACATCCCGCCGAGCCGGTGGGTCGAGTGCCGACGCTGCGGATCCCGTCCCCAATGGCAAGGCCGGTTGAGCGCCCTGGCTCACCCCCATATCGGGAAGCGGTACCGCGGTCAGTGGGCACCGGACGACACCGCCGACCTGATCCTGCGCGCTGGGGAACTCACCCATCCCCGGTACAAGATCAAGGACGATGAACTGCCCTCCTTGCCGTGCAAACCATGGAGCGCCTCTCCCCGACGGGCCACGTTCCGCACTGAACTGAGCATGCGGCGCCGATGGTTACGCGACGGGCTGCTAGACCTGACGTTCCGGTTCACCACCGACGCGTACGACGGTGGCATGGGGATCTGGCTGACCATCGGGCCGTTGTTCATCAGCGCCGACCTTGAGCATGCGTTCGAGCGGTTCCACCGCTGGCTCAAGCACGGGTCGTTGGATGAACGCGAGTTCGAGGTCGGGATACGAGGCTGGACTCTGCACCTCACCCCGTGGGGCGTCGCGCATTCGTGGACCCGGGCGGATCCGTGGTGGAAACGTGGCGTGTCGATCGACCTCAAGGACAGGATCCTCGGCCGGCCGATCTACACCACCGTCACGGTCGAGGAACCAACGAGCGTGATCGTTCCCATGCCGGAAGGTCCCTACGCTGCGACGATCACTCTCGAGCGGGCCATGTGGGAACGCCCGCGCCTGACCCGCCTGACCCGGAACGTCGTGTACCGGTACGACCTGACGCCGGCCCATCACATCCCCGCACCGGGGAAGGGCGAGAACTCGTGGGACTGCGGTGATGACGGGACGTGGTCGATAAGCGGTCCTTGCGCAGGACCGGACACGGAGTGGAAAGCGAAGGCTGTGGGCGATCTCGTCGCGTCGTGCTTGCGTAGTCGTGAGCGGTACGCGTCATCGTCGTGGGTACCGGACGCGGGGTGGCCGAGCGAGGACGAGCGACTCGGTCGCGTCCCGGCGTGAGCCCGGCAACCCGCAACCCGGGTGTGCCGTCGAAAGCGGGTGCTCCCCGTCCTGACGGGTTCCTGCTCCGCCCCGCCCCGACCGCGGAGCACCTGTGCACCCCACCCATGCGGGAAGTCCGGATCTACGCCCCCCGCGGGCCGGCCGTCGGGGAGCGCTGCACATGCCGGGCTGACACCGGGGAGGTCGATGTCGAGTGTCCCGCCGACGGCACCCCCACGCCCCGCGCATACCACCCTGAGGACGTCCCCGACGGTGAACCTGGGACGTTGTGGCGATGCAGGTGCGGCCAACCGTGGCAGCTCCGGGTCCGGCAGGTCGAGCGGGATCGTGGGGTGTATCACGGGGTGCGGGTGTGGGACCGGACCTCCGAACGACAGGTCAGGCGAGCGCTGCGCCGCGCCCGCCGGCGAGGGTGGTGGCGACGTGGCTGACACTGTCGACCGCCGGGTCGTGGAGCTAACGGCCCGTGCCCGCGCCCAAGCGCAGCACAGGTACCGCACCGGGCGGATACTCCCCGACCCTGCTCTGAACGGTCGCGGACGGGTGCTGTTCACTGTGCTCTGCACCTGCGGGGAACAGACGGAGAGCCTGCACGAGCCGGACCTTGAACCGTGGATCGCGCGGCATGTCGAGAACAACGCCCGCGTCGCCGCGGCCTCGGCGCTCGCTGATCTCGGACAGGAGGGCCATGAGTGACCATCCCTTGCCGCTCGGGGCATGCCCGATCCCCGGGTGCAGCAGTTTCGGGGGAAGCCTCCACGACGCCCCGGCGCATGAGCGGTGGGCGATGACCGGGGCACCCCTCTCCGTCAACACGCCGGTGGTCGCGGCCGTGTCCTCAACGATCTTGTCGCCGCGCTGCGGGCACCCCGGTCCCCTGGTGCTCAACGGAGGGGGGTACGCCGGGTGTGACCTCCCCTTTGACCACGAGGGGGATCAGCACAGTTTCACCGTGAAGTGGGCACGAGGATGAACAGATGGACGCAGGTCTTGCCGTGGATCCCGGTCGACGTCGCGGACGCCCTCCGCACGGGGTGCATCACCGTCGCGGGCATCATCGTCGTGACCGCGTTGTGGTCTATGCGGACACGGTCCACGTCGCACCGGCAACAAGCCCGGTACCTCGGGCTCGCGCTGTTCGCGGTCGCTGCGATCTACACCGAGATCGATCGGTTCCACACAGGGGCGACGATCAGGCTCCCCGTGACGGTCTTCGCGGTCCTCGCGTCGATGTACGGGCTCAGCCACGAACGGCAATCCTGATGACCCAACCCGCGCCCGAGCGCGGCCGGACCGTGACTGGCCCTGGCGGGATCCCCTTCCCTGCCTCGCAGGTCCTCGATCAGTCGGGGCCGGCGAACCTGCTCGGGGGCTGCGCCGGGTGCGGGAGCTGCTGCAGCAACCTGACCATCTCGTTCAGCCCCGACCAGATCCGCGAAGCCGTCCTGCTCCTCGACGCCGCCGACGCTGACGCAGCCGCAGGGGAACCCCACCCGGACTACAGCGAGCAGGAACGCCGCAACATTCGGTGGCTCGGGCAGCTCATCGAGAAGGGACCTCGTGTCCTCGGGCAGCATGCCTACTCCTGCCCGATGCTCGACCCGATCAGCCGCTTGTGTACCGCCCATGAACGCCGCCCGCAGGTGTGCATCGGGTTCCCGTTCTACGGGAGGTCCCCGGCCGATGACCCGGCCGAGATGAGCGACGGGTGTTCCTACCAGTGGGAACTTCCCGTCGAGCTCCGCGCACCCCTGACAGGTGGTCTCGGCACGGCAGGGTGGGAGGGCCCCACAGGTCCCGTTGGGCGCCTGATCCCGCTCTGGCCGGCGTAGGCGCGACCCTGCCACGGGTCGGGTCGTAGCCTGCCCCCGAGTAGCCCACACAGCTTCGGAGGAACCTCATGACCGTTCGCCAGTACGGCCCCTCGGCTCAGACGGTCGTACCGACCGCGGCCAACAAGGTCACCGTCAAGGACAAGGCTGGCAGCGCGGTGACGCTGTCGACGGCCGTCGCGCTCGACGGAAGCGGGAGGGTGTCGTTTGCGGTCGACGACGCGGTCGTGACCGCTCGGGACCTGTACGTGACGGTCCTCAACGACGACGGGAAGACCAGCACCGACCGCTGGCACATCGGGTCGGCCGCGACCGCGGGGCAGCTCCGGAAGGACATCGCGGCGGCGACCGCCGGGTTGCAGACCGCGATCAGCGGCTGGGGCGCCCCGTCGGGGACGTACACGGTCGGGAAGGACACGGCGATCCTCGCAGCGCTTAAGGTCGTCGCGTCCCTCGCGCAGCACGACAGCGCTGCGACTGCTGGCTAACGGAGCGGGCGTGCTCGTGCGGGGTTCCACGCCCTCGCACGAGCACGACCTCACCCCTATCCTGCAGGGGATGAAGGTCACGAAGTGGGGACGGCTGTGGCGTGGACACATCCGGGTCGTCCCACCACATCGCTCCCGAAACGTCGCCGGGCCGTTGTACTCTGCGGCGATGTCGGGCGAGCGACCCGACGTGGAGGAAGGCACCTGCCATGGGAACGAGGACGACCCGCGTAGGCGGAGGTAAGGTCCCGACCGGATCGGTGGCTGCTGCTCAACCCCCGGTGGGGGGGAGCAAGACCAAACCGATCGCGATAGATGACCCGGCCGATCGTGCCCGGCGTGCTCAGCTCTACCGTGAACGCACAGGTCGGGTCGTGTCCGTGGCGCTCAGCACCGGGGTCCCCCACTGGTTGACGGTCCTGCTCGAGGCGTGCGTCAAGCCCGCCCGGCGTAACCCCACACTCGCGGACGCCCTCGCCGGCGTACCGGAGAAGTACCGCGCGGCACCGGCCGTGCCCGACCCGAAGGACAGCCATGACCGAAACCAAGACAGCCCTCGACCCCGCAGTCCTCGGGCTCAGCGAAAGGGCGAATGAGGAGACCGTCACGGCGCTGGCTGCAAACGCCGTCGCGATCAGCGATCGCCTCCTGCTCCTCGCGGACGGCGGAGGTGATGACCTGATGCTCGCGGAGCTGCAGACCCTTCGTACCCGCCCCGCTGTCGAGCTCCGCGACCTCGCGGCCGTCGCCCGACACCTCGGGCTGGCCGACGTCGTGACGACCGCCGACGACGCGTACAGCGTCCGGACCACCTCAGGTGGCCCAGCGCGGCCGCCGTTGTGGTTCACCGTCCCGCCCTACGCGCCCCCATCGGCGCTCGCGGTCCCCGACCCGACCGGGCCCGACGTCCAGGCGTACCTCGAGGTCGTTCTGGCGGAGGCCGACGACGCCCTCGACGGTGGTCTGGTCAGGACCCTCGCGACAGGGTGGGTGCAGGTCCTGTTCCTGCACGGCGCCGACAGTTCGAGTGACGATGCGCACCGCGCGGGCCGGGCGTTGTGCTCCGCCCCGGGATGTACCACCAAGCATGGGGTCCGGTCGGTGTATCCGTGCGCGACGCGTGAGGTACTCACCGCCACCCTCCCCGAATGACCGGGTTCGACGAGGAACGGTTACTCGCCGCTGTCCTTCTGGTAGGCCACACAGGAGCCAAGGACTTCGAGGTCGGGTTCCTGTACGACGACGTTCCCATCGACAAGGCCGACTGGTGGGCCAAAGCTCAGTACCAGGGCACCCGGATCACCGTCGAGCACCACGACGGTCCCGTCGCCGCCGCTGAGGCGCTCGCAGGACGGTTGTTGACGAGCGCCAAGTGCATGTGGTGCGACGGTCTGATCACGCTCAACCCGGCCGGCGCCGTGGCGTGGCCGAGCGCGGTGCTCGGTGACGGCTCGGTGCTGCCTGACAGTCAGGCTGGCTTCGAGGCGATGGGACAGTGTTTCTGGCGTCGCGAGGGAGCGCGGTGGGAACCGGGGTGCATCCACGGTGCCAGCACCGCACCCAAGGCGCCGAAGAACCGTGCTGACCGACGTCGCCTCCACCGCGACTACGAAGCATCCCGGTGAGCGAGAGGCCGGGTTGTGGCTGAGCTCGACCCCGACGTCGTGGCACGCGCTGTCCTGGCGTGGAACACCGAACCGACCGGGACTCACCCCAGCGCGGAACTCGTCGCGCTCGCGTCGGCTGTCCTTGCCCGCCGGCCCCGCGCCCTCGTCCAGATCCACGCGCTATACGCGGTCACCGACAGCCTCACCGGACTCACCACACCGTGCTGTACCTGCGGGTGGACGTCACCGCAGACCGTCCCCTACGACCCCCCGAGCTCGGTCGAGAAGCGGTACCTCGCCCTCGGCGTCGCTACCCACCCGTGACCGCTGAGTCCTCTACACGCGCGGCCGTCGCGGACCGCAGCCAAGGTCGCTGCGAAATGGGGTGCGGGCAGCGGGCAGTGAACGTCCACCACCGCCTCAACCGATCTCAGGGTGGGGTGTGGTGCCCCAGCAACGCCCTCCACCTCGACGGGAGCGGGACGACCGGGTGCCACGGGAGGATCGGCGCGAACCCCGAGTGGGCGTACGCAGAGGGACTCCTCATCCACAGGGGGCAGGACCCGCGACTGGTCCCTGTCCGCCTCCAACACCCCGTGTACCTGGCGTGGTGGTTCCTTCTGGACGCAGGGGGTGGGGTGGTGTTCCACGAGGACTACCCAACCCCGTCAGCACAGGTCACCGGACTCATCGCCTGAACAGGACCTAGCGCGCTAACGTGGTTGACAATGAGGGGGCAAGCGGCCCCTTCCGTCGAGGAGGACACCCATGAGACACCACCACTACCCGCACCACCCGCGGGTACTCGACCTCATCCACCACGCCGTGTCGCACCGTAAGCCCCGGCCACCGTCGTACGCGTCGGTAGCGTTCAGCGCCCCCGTGCTGCTGTGGAGCTTCCTTCTCGCCGCGATCCCCGGTGCCGGTGCCGCGTGGCTGTGGCAGCCCCTCGGCCCGATCGTCCTGATCATCGTCGCGGTGTACCTCATCGACCTGTTCGGCAGGCTCGGCCGGCGTGAACAGCAACGGCAACGACGATGAGTCTGCTGCACGGGCGGTCCCCCGCTGATCGGGTCGAGCAGGCGAAGGCGCACTGTGAGTACCTGCGGGTCGCGATCCTGCGCGCCCCGTGGGCGCACCTCGAGAAGACCGCGGACCATCCGACGAACTGCCCGACGCCGTGTGCGCACGAGCAGCGGCTCCGCGCACAGCTCGACGTGTACCTCGACGCGTTCCTCGAGGAACACCCCCACCCGACCGGGTGAACGTCGGTGTGTCACGGCACCCGCCGGGGTTAGGGTCGTGTCACCCTTCCCGGATGAACGTCACCGACCTCCGGGGAGCACGCCTAGCCCGGCTGCGCCGGATCGCCCCGACGCACCCGGTCTTCCGCGTCCCCACCCAGCGGGACACCCCGGTTACACCGACGCTAACCGGGTATACACTTGTTGTAGGGGACCGGGTAGCCACCGGGTCCCGCGAGGAGGTTCCTGATGACCCTGACCTACGGCTGGTGTGGAACCACCATGCATCCACTCGGTAGCGGCGGTGGGCACGATGCCTGAGCAGCCTTCCCGTGTGGTTGCTGAGACGTGCGCCAGCCTGCTCACCGACCCGAACAGACACCATCACCGCTGCGACCTAGCCCCTGGACACGACGGGGACGAGCATCGCCATCAGATGCCCGGCTACGCGCTGACCTGGCTAACAAGGGACGAGTCGTCCCTCACCGGACGACTCGAAGGGTTCTGTGGACAGGAGCCCGACCACGGCCCGCACACCACTCGTTTCATGTGGTGCATCGGTCACGGACCAACGCCCGGTAGCGGCGGCACGGAGGGCGAGCGGTGAGCGCCCGAGCGTGGATTGCGCGCAAGAACGGGCAGCACAGCGACCAGGCCAAGGCCGACCGCAAGGAGGCCAAGAGGCGTTGTCGTCACTGCCCGGAGCCGTGGTACGACCATGCCTACGGCGACACTGGCAAGCGCGGCCTGACCCATCGACTGGACGCGCAGCCAGCACCCGGTAGCGGCGGTGGGTCCGATGTCTGAGGGGAGCACGCCGAAGCCCATAACGAGCGACAACGTAGACACCTGGCTCTGCACCGTCCAGGGGGTTGCGCACGACTTCCGGCTCCGCGAGTGGCAAACCGCTTGGAACACTGTTCGCACTTCCTGGGTGTGCATCTGGTGCAACGGGATCGCCTGTGGCGACCACGACGAGGTCGACCCGTGCTGGCTCATCTACCACCACCCGACTGCGCACAAGACACGTTCTGGTGTCGTCTGGCCGCTAGGAGGAGCGCGCCCGCGACCGACCGCTAAGGCGGGCTGAAAGCGGGTTCGTGGCGCACCCCGTCAACCGGGTATACGATGGTGGGCAGCCCGGTCGGGATAGCCACCCGACCCGAACGCTAGGAGGACCTCATCGCATACCTACGGCGCCTGCTCTGCGGTGCCCTCGGCCACCGTCCGTCCCTAACCGAATGGGTCACCACCGACAAGCGCAGCGTGCTCCGTCCCTGCACACGTTGCGGTGCCTACCTCAAGAGAGAAGCCCGATGACGACTGATGTACCCCCTGACGCCGGCCGTGCTGTCCTCGACGTCGAGCTCGTCCTGATGGACGCCGCCGCGAAGTTGTACGGGAGCTTCCGTGACGCCGCAGAGGCGCAACCCGATGCCAGGGTGACTCCGGAAACCATCGACGCGCTGCGGATCAGGACCGCCGATGAGATCGAGACAGGAGCGAGTGAGGTCGCCCTGAAACTCCGCAACGCGGTCCGGGACCGGATCCGGGAACGCAGGACGAGGGACGGACTCGAGTGGCATGAGGACGCATGCAACCTGCCTACGTCCGAGACCGAGGTGCTGTGCATCCTCGCGGTCGGGCACGTCGGTGCTCACCTACCGGAGGTCTGACCCGTGGCGACGTTCACGCACAATCGGTGGGTCGAACGACGCGCCGTCGCCCACCTCGGTAGCTCTGACGACCTGTCGCGTGGGTACTTCCAACTCGCCGTCGACGCCGCGGCCGAAGCCGGGCTGTCCCCCACAGGCAAGTGCACCGGCCACGTCCGCGACAGTGACCCGAGCAAGGGCGAGACACCCGACGGTGTGATCATCACGATCGACGTCCAATGCGAGGACCACGACGAGAAGGCTCCCGCCATGGTGGCCGCGTTCAGCCCCGACGAGCTGCTCCGGGAGGCACTGTTCAACCCTGGACAGGTATGTGTCGACACCGGCCGGCACACGTTCCTCCCCGCCGACAGCGAACGGTTCCGGACCTACCCCGAGTCGTTCGCGACGTGCCTCGCGTGCGGGGCCGTCGTCACCGCCTACGCGATCGCGACCTCCGCCGGCCTCGCCTGGTGCGCCTGCTCCCGTTGGGAACAGGCCGACCTGATCAAGGCCGGGTGCATCCACGGTGTCTGACGCGCTCCTCGAGCGGGCTCTCGCTCCCGTCCAAGCTCTCGCCTTCGCGGTTCACACCCTGGACGCGGCGGAGGTTGAACGGACGATCGGGTGGCTCCGTCAACACGCACTCGCGGACGCCGCCCTGGTCCTGCTCGCGGGGATGGTCGACATCGACCGCCCGGTCAGCGATCTCCTCGCGTGGAAGGACGAGCAGATCGCAGCGCAAGCCCGCGCAACCGCGCGCCGGGGCGCACGGCTCCTACCGTGCGGGACCCCAGCGGCGTACGCCCGGCACCGCAAGCACGGTGAGGAGCCATGCGAGGCGTGCATGATCGCGAACCGGCTCAGGAACCGAGACCGCTACCAGCAGCAACTGCTCGGCGGGAAGGTCGTTCGTAAGCCCCTCGCTCCGTGCGGGACCCACGCCGCGTACACCCGGCACAAGAAACGAGGGGAACCTATCGATGAGGTCTGCGACCTCGGGGAGAGCGCCTACCAGCACGAGCGGTACGTCGCCCGGACCGGTCGAGATGATGCCCCTCGACGCCCCCGAAACCGCCCGCTAACCGACTATACTCCGGTGGTCGGGTCGAGCGAACCGTCGGAGGAAGGACACCCCCGCATGACCATCACCTCGTCAAGGAGCTCCCCATGATCGATCCGGCTGTTGTGGCGAAGATGACCGACGCTGAAATGAGGGGCGCAGCAGCAGCGCGGGGGGCCGCGGAGGCCGATGCGCTCGGGGACGAGTTCAGGGTGATCCGTGACAAGGCTGTCGTGGCGATGCTCAAGGGCGGGAAGCGACCGGCGGAGGTCGCCCGGGTCATTGGGGTGACCCGCGCGTACATGGCACGTTGGCGTGGGGTCAACGCCGATGGCTGAGGTCGTGCTCTACGAGGTCCCCCTCACAGTCTGCTGGGCATGCCTGAGCGGCGAGGAAGGTGAGTGTCACAGCCCCGGGTGCGCGTTCTTCATCTGCCCGGCCCCGACCGCTGAGCAGGCCGAGCGGCTGCTGTCCGCCATGGCGAACGCGACGTGCGTCGAGTGCGGCCACGAGCGCGGGCAGCACTGGCAGTACCACCACACCTGCCAGCTCTGTCAGGACGACGGGCAGCGGTGCTCCGCGTTCAGCGGCGGCCACGGATGACGCCTGAGCAAGAGACCGCAGGGGGGTCTCTCGTGGCTGATGAGCACAGGTACCCGGATCGCGTCGAGAGGGCACGGGCGGTCCTCACGAGCGAGTGGCAGACGTTTCACGAACTGTTCCCCGGCATATGGGGGCTGGACGCGAAGTGGGAGACGGGCGCTCTGGTATGGCTACGGAACCGGCGCCTCGTGGAATCCCGCTTCACCGCCGCTGGCGTCACGCAGTGGAGGACTCGTGGCTGACGTCAGGGCTCGTGCTGTCGACGCGGTCTTGGCGTTGTGGCGTACGAGCGGGGAGGACGACCCGTCGTGGCCCGACCACGCCGGCCGGATCGTCGACGTCGTCATCGCAGCTCTCCCCCCTGTCCTCGCCCCGGGGGAGTCCCCGCTGATCGACCTGCTCGCAGCGCTCAAGGTCGCGCCGGGGAACCTCGAGCGGGTACGCATGGCGCAGGTCGTGATCGACCGGGTCGCGGAGGTACGGGACTTGTCGATCAAGGCGGTGTGGGCGACCCGCCCTGACGGCGCGACCGCGTCGGGCCTCGCCCGGCACACAGGTGTCCCGGTAGGTATCGTGAACGTCGTCATACACGGAAGGGACCGACGATGAGGGCAGACCTCCCCGACCCTGCAAGCGCGTGGAAGCGATACGAGAACGGCGCTGGGCCGATGCACGAACTGACCGTCACGATCGCTCGTGTCCTCCACAACACCTTTCGCTCGGATGGTTCGATCCGCAAGTCGTGGGACGAGGACGTGGTCACAGACCAGTGGCTCGCGGTTGGCTCCTGGCAGGCCGCTGAGCGTGTCGTTGCCGTGCTGCCGATGGTGGTGAAGCCATGACCAGCGAGGGGGGTCCATCCCGTGTGGCCGTCCCGCTCGTCCTGCTCCGCGAGGTTCTCGCGCTTAGCCCTCGGACTATGGACCGTCCCAAGCCGCATCGCCAACCAACTCGTCACGGAAGGTGCACGATGACAGACCAAGACGTCACCGAAGGTCGAGAACAGTGCGAGAACATCCTCGCCACAGTCCACATCGCACGGCAACAGATCTACGAGCTCGTCGCTGCGAATCGACTCACGCGCATTGACGCCGCGAAGCTCCTCGTCGATTCGTATGCCGTTGAGGGTGAAGCGCAGGGCGCGTTGTTGCTGTACGGCGGTGCTGCATGACGTGCCGGGGGTTGCAACGGAATGTTCATGTCTTTCCGTTGTTCCTCGTCACGTTGCCGATGTGCTTGCTGTTGATCGTTCTCATCTTTCTCGCGGCGACTGGACATCACCCGACGTCGTGCGGTGCCCGATGAATACGGGTTCTTGTTGCGCTCACTCTGACGATGAGCACACCGGAGTTGAGGGCGACTGTTGCCGCTGTAGCTGCGTGAGGTGGGCGCACGGAAAGGGTCCTTCTATGCCGGTTGAGCCGGGGCGTTCTCTCTCACCTGAACCCACCCCATCGGATGAGCGGGTGTCGTCGCCATGAAGGTGGTCGCAGCCACCTCGGGCGGCCTGGGGAGCTTCGGGGCCAACGTCCGCGCCGTCGAGCGGTACGGCGCAGAGAACGTCACTGCTCTGTTCACCGACGTGCTCATGGAGGACCAGGACGTCTACCGCTTCCTGGTGGAGTCGTGCGAGGCGCTGGGGATCAAGTTGGAGATCGCCTGCGACGGGCGCACGCCCTGGGACGTCGCCCACGAGGAAGGCTTCATCCCGAACAACATGGTGCCGCTGTGCTCCCGCATCCTCAAGATCGAGCCTGCCCGACGCTGGATCGAGGCCAACGCCCCCGATGCCCTGCTCGTCTACGGCATCGGCTGGGACGAGGCGCACCGCGCCGGACCCATCGCGGAGGCCCAGCGCCCACGTGATGTGTGGTCGCCAATGCTCGAAGCGCCCTACTTCGACAATGACGACCTAGCCCGCCTCGCACGCTCCTACGGCATCGAGCCGCCCCGCATGTACGCCGCTGGCTACGCCCACGCCAACTGCGCCGGAGCCTGCTTCCGGGCCGGTCACGCAGCCTGGCGGCTCGTGCTCCGCGACAGCCCCGACCTGTTCCTCTGGCACGAGTGGCAGGAGCACCACTGGCGGCGCACCTGGGGACGATGGGCAGCGGTGCTCAAGTGGCGCACCAAGGAGCGCGACGGCCAGCCCATGACGCTGCAGACCTTCCGGCACCTCATCGAGGCCGAGGACTACGGCCAGCTCGACCTTATGGACTTCGGCGGCTGCGGCTGCAACCCCGGCGACAGCGCAGGGCTGTTGCTCCAGATTGGCTCACGAAGGGACGCGGCATGACGCTAGCCCGTCATCCCGGCCAGGAAGGACGCCACCCGGTGCGAGGCGTGCCGGTCGCGGTTGTTCTTCGCCATGTCGTACAGCCCGGTCGTGCGCGGGTCGGCGTGCCGCATGGCGATCTGCATGTCCCTCATCGGCACACCGCTGACCAGGCCGCTCGTGCAGAACGTGCGCCTGAGCCCGTGCGGGGTGATGTGGTGGCAGCCGGCGACCTGCCCGATGCGCGTGACGAGGCGTCGGGCGTCCTGCTCGGTGAGCGCGTTCCCCGCCTGGTTGTGGAGCAGCGGTCCGCTCGTCCGCGTGCCGACGACCTCACGGACGGCCCGCATGACTGGGATGGGGAGCGGGATCGTCGCGGGCTTGCTGCCCTTCCCGATGAAGGTGAGCATGTCGTACCCGCCGAAGGGTGACCGGCCTCCATTCGGCTGCTGCCTGCTCATCTTCACATCCACCGCCGAGGAGGCTGCCACATGACCGCTGAGGGGCGTACTCGCTCACCATGCCCAAGCATCTACCCGCCGAGCGCCGACGCACCTCACGCGGGCACCGGCTGGTCCAGGCCGCTGCGATGCGTGATGAGCACGGACCACTGGCCCGAAGGTGTGACGCCCCCGGTCCACTGGAACGGCGGCATCTCCTGGCGCGACGAGCCCACCCCGACGCCCGGAACGACGTGCGGCACGTTCGGCTGCGACGAGCCCGCCGTGGTCCGCATCATCAGGGGCGAGGAGTGGTTCCCCGGCTGGTACTGCGCCGAGCACGGCGAGACAGCACCCGCCAGGACTCCGTCACTCGGTAGCGGCGGTTCGGATCAGGCTGGGCAACCCGGATGAGTGAGCGTGACCACGTGACTCCGAAGCGAACATGCGAACGGGCTGGATGCACCGAGCCCCACAAGGCGAACGGGCTGTGCCACAAGCACTACAACCGAGAACGGGACCGCACCGGGCGAGAGCGGCCCGATCGGGTACTCGCCTGTCGGGCACGCGGTCGAGCGGTCGCCGCCCTCATCAAGGCTCATCCGGGTGAGTACGCCGAGTTGCTTACAGAAGCAACCGCCAGCGTGCACGAGGAGCACCTGCACCTCGCGGCCTTAGCAGCAGAGGCCGGCCTCGACCCGAAGCAGGGCATCGTGCGCCTGCGAAAAGGGCCACGCCCGACAGACCAGGAGGTCGAAGACCGTATCGACTTGAGCGTGACCTCATCCTGTGACGCCTGCGCGAGCTTCCACCGCACCGACCACTCCTGCTCATCCTGCGAGGACCGCACTTGGCAAGCCGCTTGCCAAGTGCGGCCGACATCGACGCCGCTTGCCAAGTTGAGCCCGGAGCAACGGATCGAGCGGGCACTGCGCGCGGGCAAGTCGGCACGCTGGATCGCTGACAACCTTGCCGAACCGATACAGCTCATCCTGCGTGTCCTCGATCGACTCCGATCGGAGAATTGGTCATGACGCAGGTACAGGCAGCCGTCCGGCGGATTGAGGCGTTGCTGGACTCCTACACCCGCGCGGGCGGCAACCTCGACCCTGAACTCATCTACGCCCACAACGACAACGAGTTGCGCGTGAGTGACCTGCGTCTACTTCTGGCGACACTCGGTAGCGGCGTTCCGATGTCTGAGGGGCACGCTCCGGTTGTCTGCCGGTGCATCGAGATCGAGGGTGGCATGGACCGGACGGTGTGCCGTGCGGACGAGCACCGCGACTACTGCGAGAACCGAGCTTGTTGCGCAGAACGCGGACACGAAGGCGACTGCGACGAGACGGCTGCGTTGTGACTGAGGCGGCGGTGCCGGTGCAGGACGCGTTGTGGGACGAACCACCCCCACCCGTCGTGAACATCGAATACCGAGGGCTGACACTGCAGGAGCAGTTCGAGGCGTTCCACAACGCGAACCCGTGGGTCATGCAGGCACTCGTAAGGCTGTCGTTGCAGGCACTCGCGGACGGCCGGCGTCGCCTCGGGATCAAGATGCTCGTCGAAGTCCTGCGCTGGCAGTATGGGCGGGCCACGACCGGGTCCGACTTCCGGCTCAACAACAACTACTCATCGAGGTACGTCCGCGCGATCATCGGGGCGCACCCCGAGCTCGCTGACCTGTTCGCGACCCGAGAACTGAGGACACCATGAGTAGGAACCTCCGATCAGGAGTCCCCGTCGGGCAGCAACTCGCGCTCCTCGTCGACGTCACCCCCGCCGCCGAACCTGCCGTCGCGGACATCCTGACCGAACGTCTCCGACAGGTCGCTCTGTGGGGCGGTCCCGACGCTGACGACAAACGAGACGCCGATCAGTGGCTCGCGCTCACAGGTGGCTACCTCGGGAAGGCACACGAGGCGAGCATCGCTGTGCACGACGCCACCGTGTACGGCGCTGATCCCGAGCAACAAAACGCGGCCGTCGCTGAGTACCGCCGGCGCCTCGTCCAGGTCGCGGCCCTCGCGACTGCGGCCGTCGAAAGCCTTGATCGTCTGATCGCCCACGAGTCCCTCACCGACAAGGAATGAACCTGATGCCCCTGCTGACCTGCACCGAATGCCTCGACACCGGATTCCGTAGCTGGGACGGAGTCCCACGAGCATGCCCGTCGTGCGACATCGGCCGGGCGTGGGAAACGAACCGTCGCCGCGCCCTCGACCCCAGCACCGGGAACAGCGAGGGGCGGCAACTCCTCCCCCCAGGTGGCGATGTGCTCCTCGCCCAAGCTCGCCGCGATGCTGTCGGGCTCCCCCTCGGCGCGATCGAGGAAGGACTACCCGTCCGCGGGGTCGTCCCCGCGCATGTGTTGCTCGCGACCGAGCAGGCCGTGCAGGAGGCACGTGCGACTGCGGTGTCGCTGAGCTCAGCGTTCGCGGCGTGCCTCGCTGACCTCGAGGAAGGTGTCGCGGTATCGAACGTGCTCGACAGGTGGAAGCCAGCGCTCGTTGACCTCCCCGAGTGGGCCGAACCGATGATGAACCGCTCAGCCGGCCGGAACCGGACACGGAAGGCGACCGCGATCGCGGCGCCCCTCACCCCATGATCGAACAGCACTACCGAGTGCTCGACCTGTTTAGCGGAGCTGGCGGTGCCGGCATGGGCTACTACCGGGCGGGCTTCGACGTGTACGGGGTGGACATTGAGGACCACGCCGACTACCCCTTCGACTCGGCTATCGCGGACGCGCTCGACTTCATGGCCGAGCCCGGCTGGGGCTGACCCATTCGACGCGATCCACGCCTCCCCGCCTTGCCAGGCCAAGACCACCATGAGCAACAGATACCGCGGCAAGGGCGGGTACACCGACAGCCACGTGAGCCTCATCACGCCCGTTCGTGAGCGGCTTGAGGCGACCGGGAAGCCCTACGTCATCGAGAACGTGTGCGGTGCACGGCCTGAGATGCGCGCTCCGATCACGCTCAGGGGGGGCATGTTCGGGCTCCGCGTCGAGCGTCCTCGCCTGTTCGAGAGCAACGTGCCGCTGACCGCCCCGCCGGCTCGTAAGGTTGTCGACCCGATCGGCATCTACGGCAAGCGACAGGGACCGGACGGTCGGCGTCTGTGGACCCGCAAGGACGGCTCGATCCAGCGCGCCCCTCGGACGCTCGCGGAGGCGCAGGAGGCGATGGATGTGGGCTGGATGACGGTATGGGAGGACATCACCGAGTGCATCCCGCCTGCGTACACCGCGCACATCGGGATCCAACTTCTCGACTACTTAAGCTATGAGGCAGCAGTATGACCGGGCTGTTCTGACACACCGAGTCACCACAGAACACGGTCTGTTAAGCCACTACGGGGCATGATCTGCGATGCGATGCCTGCCCCGACCTCAACGATCGCCCGTGACGTCCTCTGGACCCTTGTCCGAGAGCGACGTCCTGAGTTCGTGCGTGCCTGGTGGAGAGCAGCCGGCCCACGGGAACGCGCTGCTGTCCAAGCGAGCGCGTTGCATGAGATGGGCGCGGAACACGCGGTGTGGCGCAACGACCCCCGCGGGTTCACCGAGTGCGTCCTCGGGCAAGGGCTGTGGAGCAAGCAACGAGCGATCCTCGACAGCGTCGGGCGGAACAAACGGACCGCGGTCCCGAGCTGTTTCGGTGTTGGCAAGACGCTTGCGGCGGCCGCCGCGACGTGCCATCACGTCTGCGTCTACCCGCCCGGGACGGCACTCGCGATCACGACCGCGACCCGGTTCCGTCAGGTCAAACGGCAGATGTGGCCTGAGATTCGTAAGCTCGCGAACCGAGCTGGGTTGCCGGGGCAGGTCGATACGACGCAGTGGAAGATGACGACAGGTGCGGGGGTCGAGACCGTCGTCGCGTACGGGTTCTCAGCTCCCCCGAACGATGAGGCCGCGACGCATGGGATCCACGCTCCGCACATCCTGCTCGTCGTTGATGAGGCCGGTGGTATCGGTAAACCGCTCGGTCGGGGGATGCGAGGCATCCTGGCCGGCGAGGGCGCCAAGGGCGTGTTCATCGGGAACCCCGCCACCGACGATGAGGACACGTGGTTCGAGAACCTCTGCGACAGCGCCGATGTGTCGCTCGTCAGGATCGGGGTGCCCGACACCCCCCACTGGACAGGTGAACGAACCCCCCGCTGCTATGCGTGCCCTCCCACGGTCCGCCCCCACCCTGTCGCGACGCACCTCGTCGACAAGGAATGGGAACGGGGGGTCGTTCTCGACTACGGCAAGGACAGCCCGTACTACCAGTCGAAAGCCCTCGGTCGGTTCCCGAAAGGAGGGGCTGACCGGGCGATCCCCTCGACGTGGCTCGAGGAGGCCGCGGACCTGGGTGTCCAGGGCAACGGGCTCCCGAACATCTCCCGGGACCTGCTCGGGAACTACTACGCTTGGCAACCCGCACCCGGGTCGTGGATCAGGCTCGGTGTCGACGTCGCTTCCGACGGTGGTGACGAGCTCGCCATCAGCCGCTGTGAAGGCGACGTCGCCCGGGTCCGGAAGTACCGCGCCGGGGCGGACAACTACAACAGCGTCAACGTCGCCGGGTACATCCTCGAGGAGATCCGCGAAGCCGAACAGCTCCGACAACTCCTCGGCACCTCCTACCCCGTCAGGGTCAAGATCGACGCGATCGGGGTCGGGTGGGGGGTCTGCGGCATCCTCGAGACGTGGGCTGCGGAGGGTGTCCACAACGCTGAGATCGTCCGGGTCATCGTCAGCGAGAAACCCCACCCGCGGAACGCGGCCGACGACAGCACCCTACGTCCCAAGATCAAACGGGATGAGATGTGGCTTGCGATGCGCGCTCTGCTCCAACCCGATGAGGATGGGCAGCAAGGCATCGCTCTCGACATTGACGATCACACCCGCGCGCAGCTCGCGAGCCCCAAGTCATCGACGAACGCGACGACGGGAATGACGACGATCGAGTCAAAGAAGTCCCTCAAGGGACGGGGGTTGCGAAGCCCTGACCGTGGCGAGTCGGTGCTGCTGAGCGTCTACGAACCGCTTCCGTTGCGCCGCCGTGACCGGATCATCGCCGGTGCTTAGCAGCGTGTCACCGCCGAACGAATCCGCTCCACCCCGTACCGTCCCCGCTAAGGCACCGGACGCCGACAGGACCCGACACCACATGACCCCCACATCTCCACACCTCGGCACCGCACGTTCTGTGAGTGTGCGCAGCGGGAGGTGGGCGTATGCCAGCGCGTAAGGACCTCAGCGAGGAGCACACCTGGGTGGCTGCTGCGGAGGTCCCGATAGCCCAACGGATCGTGGCCGGGGCGTACCGCCGCGGCGCTGCTCAGGTGGAGGAAGCAACATGGGTCAAGGTGCTGGACGTCTACTGCGCCTACTGCCGGCGGACGTTCGAGTCAGCTCGGGACGTGCCGTGCGACAAGGCCGGTTCGGTGCTGCGGGGTGGTCCGAACGGGACGCGGCGCCGCCCGGTCGACCTTCCTATCGCGACCGAAGCCACCCGCGCGCCCTAGCCTGCACGCTGTGACGACACCTGACCCCCCCAACACGGGGGTACCCACGACACGCGTCGGGCTGGGGTTCGTGATCGCTCTGGTCGACGCGGTCGCGTTGCTGCTGATCGTGGCCGGGTCGGTCCTTGCCTGCGTGGCCGGGTGGATCGGGGCCGGCCGGGTGGGACTTCTCGCTGTCCTTGGAGGTGTGCTGCTGCTCCTCGGCATCCTGCTCGGTCTGACCGGAGGCGACGATGGCACGTAGGTTCCTGTCAGGGGTGCAACTCAAAGGACGGCCGCTGCAGACCGTGCTTCCGTCGGGGGCCGTTGATGTGCACGGTGGACCTCGGGAGCGTAAGGAACTGGTCTTGTCGTCCTACTTCGGGGGCGGTCTGGTCAGCGCGAACCCGGCAGGGCCGGCGGGGAAGGCATGGACGTGGCAGCGGGGAGTGGTCGAGGGATACAGCCGGGTCGTGTGGTGCTACCGGGCGGTGGAGGTCCTCGCGGGGGTCTACAGCAGGCTCCCGCTGATGGTCGCGGACATCCTCACGCTCGGGGCCGATCGTGAACCGGAGCTCGTCTTGGACGACCCGCTCCTGCCGTTGCTGAGCCAGTACGGACACGCGAACCCGGTCGAGACTGGGCAGCAGTACCGGCACCGCAAGGCGCAGCAGGTGCTGCTGAGCCCGCGCGGGACGTTCACGGAGGTACTCAAAAGCCGCGGCGGGACGCCCCTGTCGCTGACGCTGCTGCCCCCTGGCCGGACCAGGATCGTCGCGGCGAAGGACGGGAGCATCGACCACTACGAGGTCGACCCGCACCGGCCCGGCGACAGGATCCGACCGATCGAACCCGATCTTGTGCTGTGGGACCGGGACCCGCACCCCGACAACCCCTACGCTGGGATGACGCCCCTCGAGGCGGCGGGGTTGACGTTGGAGACCGATCACTTCGCGCGCCTGTTCAACCGGTCCTACCTCGCGAACGACGACGGGGTCGCAACGATCGTCGGGGTCGAACCCTCCGATGACGACAGCGGTGAGCTCAGCGAGGAGGAAAGCGAACGGATCGAACGCAAGATCGGGGGCAACGGGGTCCTCGACGCCGGCCGGACCATCGTCGTCGACGGGAAGGTCACGATGGTCGATGTGGGCCGTACCCCCCGCGATGCGTCGTACGGCGAGCTGCGCCTCGCAGGCCGGGACGAGATCAGCATCGCCTTCTACGTGCCCTTGTCGAAGATGGGCGACGCCTCGGGGCGGACCTATGCGAACGCAGGTCAGGAAGATGACAACTGGTGGCCGGAACGGGTAGCGCCGTTCGCGGACGCCCGCGCGGGCGCGTACAACCCCCTCACCGACGATGGGCTCGCGGTCATCCCGGACTACAGCCGCGTGGAGGCGCTCAACAACCTGCGCCGCAAGCGTCGGGAGGAGATGTCCGCGGAGGTCACCGCCGGGCTGCGGACCCCGCTGTCCTACGCCCGCCGAACCGGGCAGCTCGGCACCGGGGACTTCCCCGACGTCCCCGGTACCCGGGTGCTGTGGCGCACCGGTGGTGTCCCGATCGGGGATCCCGCCGATGTTGCGGAGGCCGAGAAACTCACGATCATCTCCGCGCCTGTCGCGCCACCCGCCACGGGCACTCAACCCCTATCGGTACCGCCGGCGAACGTCCCAACGCCCGTGGAGGGTAAGCGTGCCGCACGAGCGCACCACACGAAAGCGGGACCGGGCCGTGACCAGGACGACGACGCGGAGGATGATCGAGCGGCGCTGGACGCCGCGGTTGAGGGGGCGCTCGCGGCACTGGCGACCCGCCAGACCGATCAGGCACTCGCGCGACTGAGTGGCGTCAAGGCGCGCCGCGACACCCGGTATTGGAACCCCCCGGGTCGTAAAACGATCAATCCCGACGACGTCGCGGACCCGGAGGTGTGGGCGCAGCAGGCGTACGACGCGACTGCTCCGCTCCTCGCTCAAGGCGCCGCGCAGGCCGGTGTCGGGACCTACGATCAGCTCGCAGCGCAGGGCGTCGACGTCGCCCCCGAGGAACTCCCACCGGAGGAAACGTCCGACCCGCTCATCGATGCGCTCGTCACGGTCGCTATGGCCGCGATCGGGACCGCCCCCATGACGGTCCCCGCCGCGGCGGTCCCGATCATTGCCTACCTCGCGGGGCGGGGAGCGTTCGAGGCGGCGCAGGTCATCGCGGACGCGGCGCGGGCCCGCGCTGAGCGGGTACGGGCTGCGCTCGCTGAGGCGCAGCACCTCGCTCCGCTCGCCGGCCGGGACGCCCTCACGCCCGTGCAGGACGCTGTACGAGTCGCCGCTGGGGACGCCCTGGCGTGGGCGAAACGTAACGCCACCGTCGCGGTCACCGCCGCCGTCGAAGGGACCCGTACCCGGATTCTTACCGCTGCTGGGGACCGCGTCGAGCGGATCTGGCGGACCCGCCGCGATGACAAGGTCCGTCCGGCGCATGAGGAAGCGGAGGGGCAGGTCCGGCGTGCTGCGGCGCCGTTCGACGTCGGTGGGGAGGAACTCCGCTGGCCCGGCGACCCCCTCGGGAGTCCGGAGAACATCATCAACTGTGTTCCGCCCTGGCAGACCGTCAGCCCTGTCGGGGACTTGCTCGCGGTGCTACGGGCGCCCTATGACGGGCTGCTCTACACGGTGACGACGCGGAGCGGCCGCGTCCTGTCCGGTACAGCGCAGCACCCTGCACTCACCGACCGAGGATGGGTCGGCCTCAGCAGCCTGAGCATGGGCGACCACCTCATCGGCGAGGCGCTCGGACAGGCACGTCACGCCGGGACCAAGGGCGACCCCGCGGGCACACCAGACGTACAGGACGCGCCAACCCGCGCCGACGAGCTGTTCCATGCGGTCGCTCAAGCGGGGAACCAACAGCGGGTGGCCCGGCTGGCGGTGAACCTCCACGGCGACCTGGCCGATGGTGATGTCGACGTTGTAGCGACCGACTGCGACTTGCCTCCCGAGAACGACCCCACGCTCGCGGAGCAGATCGCACAGTTCGTCTTCACCGAGGTTCACCCGGCCGTCACGCTGCCGAGTGACAGCCCGCGCAGCCATCGACTCGTCGGTGTCGCGCTGTCCGCGGCGCGCAGCGTGAGCCGCGGCAGCGAGTGTCCGGCGGTCGTCGGGGCTGGTACGCGCCATGCGGGTCAACATGGCGTCACCCCGACCCCGGATAGGCACGCCCTCGCGCTCGAAACGTCGGCGCAGCGCGTCCCGGCTCACTCCGAGTTCGCGGGCGAGGGCATTCTCGGACTCTCCGGCGAGGTACCTGTCGGAGATCCCCTCGGGCAGGGTCAGGTGACGACGCTTCCCGCGCAGAGGGATACCCGCCTCACGGATCACGTCGTAGACCCTGGTCAGGGACTGGTGGAGGTCCCGGGCGATCTCGCCGACGTTCTGCCCTTCGACGTAGCGACGGACGAGATCGTCTCGATCGACTCGCGCTGGTATCGCGGTCACGTCTACACCCTCCACACAAGCACCGGCATCTACCTCACAGACGGGCTGTCGAGTCGTAACTGCCGCTGTCGCGTATCTTACCGGATCCGGCGCAAGGGCGTCCCGTACGTCAAGGCCCTCGAGGGCGAGCTCGAGGGCAAGGTGTTCGAGGAGGACAAGCACCCCCGCGGGTTCCACGGACGGTTCGGGCACGTCGTCAAGACCGAAGCAGAGGGGCTGTCCGACGCCCTCGAGGTCCACCACGCCCCGAGCGGTCCTGAGGAAATGACCGCGGAGTCGCTGCACGCGCGGGCGCGGAAGGGCGAGAAGCTCGCTGGTCGGACCGTGACGCTGCTCGGCGCGACGTCCGGGGATCCCTACGACGTGACCCTCACGCGGGAGCCGCAGGTCCACCCTGACGGGATCGTTCTGAACTTCCACCGCGGCTACGACGCCGACGGGGAACTGCGGGTCGGGCAGCGAAAGCTCGAACCCGACGAGGTGATCCACCTGCACCCGGCCGTGATCGCTGACGTCATGCACGGCGCCGACCCGACGCATCACGCCCTCGGGGGTGAGGGTCACCTGCAGCTCCCCGAGGGGATCCGGCGGGGCAAGAACCACGTCCGGGCCGTCGCTGCTGCACGTGCCGTCATCGGGGAACGTCCAGGTCGGCGCCTGCGGACCCCCGAGAACGACAGTGAGGTCGAGCGGTACAACGGTCTCATCGCGATCAACCAGGAGGGGGTCGACAGGTGGAAGCACGCCCTCGCGACGGGGATCGTGCCGATCGACAACGCCGGCGGGCAGGAGGGCGTCAAGTTCGGGTCGCGGCGAGACGAGTACGGGCTGCACACGAGCAGGTCGGAGGCGCAGGACTACCTCGATCAGTACCAGGGGACCGTCGATCGGATTACCGCGAAACGCGATGAGTACCTCGCCTTCCTGCACAAGCAGAACGTCTATCCGCAGGGTGGGCGGTGGGAGTACGACACCGACACCGGTCACGCGCATCTCACGGCGGTCCTTTCGGCGGGGAAGACCCTCGACGCGAAAGCGACCCGCAGAGCTGACCGGGCGATCTTGGCCGAAGGTGTCAACGACGCCGCGGTCCGGGCTCGTCTGGACGTGATCGAGGCTGAGTTCACCGCAGCTCGGCGTGCGCGCAGCGCCGTCCTCGAGTCCCTGGCCGGGAAGGACGACATTGAGGCGCGTAAGGCGGTGCTCGACGCGCTTCCACAGACCCACCCGCAGGTGTACGCCCGGTTCGAGGCTGCGTTCGCAGCATCAGAGGCCGCCGCTGGCGCGTGGACAGAGGCGTGGTCCCGGCGCAACGAGATCACCCGGCAGGCGTACCTCGAGGTCCTGCATGAGGTCCGGCCGATGGGTGCCGGTGACACCGGCGGGCACGACCTGCTCGCAGAGGGCATGAGAGGGACGTACAGCGGACGGGTGCGTGACCTCAAGGTCGGGGACAGGTTCCCCTACGCAGATGATCCGCAGGGCGGGCGCAGGTACCGGGTCGTGCAGGCCACCCGACCCGACCCGGACAATCCCGGGAAGTGGCTCGTCACGACCGCCGATGAGGACGGGACACGGGCGCTTGAGGGACGGTTCTACGCTGATGAGCATGTTGAGCTCGACCCGCCGAAAGGATGGGTCCCGTCCCCGACTGCGGGTGAGAGCAACGCGATCATCGCGCTGCGCGCCGCGGAACGGTTCTACCCGACGTCGTGGATCGCGGCGAGCCGCGGGACCGGGCAGATGCGCGTGGGACATGTCGAGCGTGGGTTCTACAGCGCGGAGAAGGCCGTCATCGCCCTGTCAGGTACCGACGCCGACCTGAACCGGGTCGCGGTCCACGAGCTCGGGCACCGCGCTGAGTACACCGTCGATGGGCTGATGACGTTGGAGTTCCAACTCCACTACGAGCGGACCGCGACGAAGCCTGGTGCGAAGGTGCATCCCCGCAACGAGCTCCGACAACTCGACGGCTACCCCACCGGGGAGGTCGCGCAGGCCGATCAGTACCCCACGGCGTACAGCGGCCGGGTGTACGGCAGGGGCCGGCCCGAGAACGCCTGGGAGGTGTTCTCGACCACCATCGAGTCGCTGTTCGGGGGCAGCTCGCATGCTGATGAGCAGATGCGCCAGTTCGGGCTGGGTGTCCTCGCGACCCTCGGGCCGGCGAGCGCGGCCCCGCCGACGTTCGTGCCAGACGTGCGTCCGTAGCGCTACCGTCTGACGATGCGTGTCACCGGGTGGATCAGCCAGCAGCCCTACGACGTTCAGTGGGGCGGCGGGATGGTGTGGGGCAACGACCACACCAACGGGACTGAGGCCACGCTGACGCTGCTCGAGAGCAGCGTCGGGCGCTCGTTCGACCCGGGCCCGGGAATGCCCGACCTTGTGCTGAGCCTCGATGATCCGCGCAGCGTGCTCGGGTGCCTGAACGGGTCAACGACCCTCGGGACGGTTGAGGACGGGCCGCTGCTCGCTCCGCCGTTACCCGAAGGCGCGATCGGCTGACACCGCGCGTCAACCCGGTATACAATGAGGGTGCAGGGCAGGCGAGCGACCCGCCCCGCGAGGAGGAAACGAGATGAGCCAAGGACCAGCCACCGCGAGCAGCACCTACCTGTGTCCCGACTGCGATCAGGCGTTCACCGGGCTCGGCGGGGCGATGTGGGAGCACAAGTACACCCACCGTCCCTACACGGCGGTCGACCCGAGCACGCCGCAGCGGTACACGCGGTTGTTCGCGACCGTCGAGGAGGCACGGGCGTGCGCGCAGGGCGGCGTCGTGAAGGACGCCCGGACTGACAAGGTTGTCCCGGTGAACGTGGGCCGCATATGCGCGAGCTGCGAGGCTCCCGTCACCTACGCCCCGGAGACCGGCAGGTCGAGTTGGCGGCACACCGACCCGACGACCCCGGAGCACGGATGGGTCGACCCGATGTCGCAGTGCCCCACCTGCGGGGAACGGTCGGCGGTGTGGGAGGTGCGGGACACCAACTGGGGTATCCAGTCCGACTGCGCGGCCTGCGGGTACAGCCACTACATGTCGATCGGTGACTAGAACCGCGCTAACCGGGTATACATCCATTGTGGGAGGTGGGCAAGCGGCCCACCTCCCGGGAAGGAACATCATGACCAACGCCCTTGGGCCGGTGACGATCGACGGGATGCTGACTGTCACCGCGTCGTACGACCCCACCGATCGGTGGAACGGGTTCATCACCACCCCGTACGTCACCCGCGAGCAGGCCGAGCGGATCGCCGCGTGGCTCAGAGGGGACCCCGGCGAGATGCAGCACATCCACTTCGACGGCGACGTCCTCGTGCTGACCACCCTCGAGGATGAGGAACCCGAGCAGGAGCGGGTCGAACCCGTCGACGGGCTGTACCCCGTCGGGTTCGGGTGGGTCTGGACCGAGGCTGAGGAGGACACGCTCGCGACGTCGCACGCACCTGACGTCGACGCGACCATCAAGGTCGAGGTCCTGCGCGACGGCAAGGTCCTGACGACCTGCGCTGACGCCAACGCTGCGTTTGCGTGGCTGCAACGCCACCAATGCATGAGCGTCGACTGGGCAATCCGGCACGAGGGCTACTCCATGCGACAGGTGACGGCATGAGGATGACCGATGTGCTGAACAGCGTCGCGAGTTCGATCAACGCCTCACCTTGGTCCGTGCGGGTCGACACCCCAACTGTCACCGCTGAGGGCACCGACAACGCCCTCGGAGAGGTCACGTTCCGCACCGCGAGTGGCGCCGTGTACTACCTGACGCTCATCGAGGTACCGAGCTAAGGGCGACCCTCGCACCCCGACCGTGACACCCTCACCCCGAACCGGGTGAGGGTGTCAGGCTGTGCGAGGGAGGACGACCGTGGCAAGCCAGACCAAGGCCGCGAGCCGCAAGTGCAAGTTCTGCTCCTCTGACGCAAAGGTCGGTGTCGATCCGAAAGCCGATGGCAAGGACCGGGTCCTGACGTGCGTCAAGCACACCGGCATGGGACGGCGCGTCGCAGGTCCCGGGGCGACCGTCAGCAAGCTCGGGAAGACCGACGGGAAGCACCTCCCCGGGTTGCACGACCAGTCGATGCACGCCCACCGTGTCACGATCGTCCACCCTGACGGATCGACGACCCGGTACACCGCGCACGGGAGCGTCACGACCGTTCCCTACACCGCCGGCCCCCCCGAGGGGCTACGGCAGATGGTCACCGACGCCGGTGGGTTCAAGGCCATGGCCGCGGAGGAACTCGCGGTCCTAGCCCGACAGATCGCGCTGCTCATCACCGGGAACCTGTCGGGGATGAAAGCAGCGCAGGCATCGGTCACCGACGATCCGCTGACCGCAGCGGTTCTCAAGCGCCTCAACGACCTCCGCGACCAGGATGTCGACCTCCTCGATGAGGGTGTGTTCAACGCGCTCATCCAGTCGCTGCAGACCGAAATGGTCGACGGGACAGGGGTTGGGGAAGTCAAGTCGATCGGCCCCGGACAGGTCAGGGCGCTGTTCGAGTACAAGGCGGCGAAGTACACCGAGACGCTGCACCCCCGCGACAAGCACGGCCGGTTCACGTTCCTCGGGGCCCTCGTCCATGACGCGCAGGGCGGGGGGCACATCGTCGCGCAGGACGGGAAGGGGAAGGTCACCGTACGGGATGCGCACGGCGCTGAGCACACGATCGCGTCGAAGGCCACCGAGGTCGCCCCCGAGGGTCACGCCCACCACGACAGCCACCTCGGATCCGTGCAGGTCGGGGATCATGTGAAGTCCCGGCAGATGCCCGCGGGGATGACCGCTGCGCAGGACGCGAGTAAGGGCGACGTCGCCGGCAAGGTCGTCAAGGTCGAACACCACGAGGCGCACGGGAAGGCGCACGTCACCCTTCACCTCGAGGACGGATCGACGGTCAAGGGCGGGCATCACGAGCCGGTCGGGGTCAGCGCGGAGAACCTGATGCCCCCGACCAGGCTGGGCAAGACGAAGGTCGGGGACCTCAAGCAGGGCGACCACGTCCACGTCGCGGGGAAACCCATGCTGATCACGCACCACAGCAAGCGTGAGGACGGGAAGGTCGACGTCGGGATCGCGGGAGCTGCCCCCTCACCGATCGCGGCTGACCGCGAGTTCGACGCCAGCCGGCCTGGGGAGCGTGCTCGCGCGGTCCATGCCGTCCCGACCGGGTCGCACAACTACGACGAGCACGGCAACGACCTGAGCACTCCTGAGGGGTTGCACGCACATCTCGGGACGCACTCTGGCGGGGACGCGGTCCCGAAGTTCGGGAAGGACGAGCACGCCGCGTTCGCGCAGATGCACGACCGCGCCCACGCGATCGGCGTCGATGATCACAGTCACCCGGCTGAGCACGCCTCAACGCCCGACGGGGCACCCGGTGAGGCTGCGAAGGCCACCGCGAAGCCCTTGCCGCCCGATGCTCTCGGGGCTGGGGGCTACGGGCACACCGAGCAGGCGATGCAAGCGCGTGGGGACCACCGTGACCATCCGTCGCCTGCCGGGGTCTACGCGGCCGGGGACCCTCGTAACGACCCGACGTACGACGCCTACACCAAAGAGCTCGACGCCAAGATCCAGGCCGCGCACGACGCTGGCCTGGACACGGAGTCGATGCACACCCTCGTTGACCCCGTGACGGGTGAACGGAGCTGGTCACCGCAGCGGAAGGCTGAGCACGACGCGATCGTCAACGAGATCATGACGCAGCACGCGGCGGTCCCGGCCGACAAGCGGGCGGTCATGCTCGGCGGGCTCCCGGGGGCTGGTAAGAGCACGTTCCTCCGCGAGCACGGCGACAAACTCGGGCTCACCGTCGATGCGAAGGGGAACCCGACGAACGCGATCGTCGTCAACCCCGACGAGATGAAGAACCTCCTGCTGTCCCGCAACGACGCTGCCGGGAACCCGATGGTCACCCGTGTCCCCGGGTTGTCAGACGGTGAACACGCATCCCTCATGCACGAGGAGAGCAGCCACCTCGCGAAGATGCTCCACCGGACCGCCACCGCGCAGGGCAAGAACGTGGTGTACGACATCACCTTGGGGAATGCCCGCAAGGCGCAGGAGAAGTACCTGAGCAACGGTGAGGGGACCGGCGCGAAGGACCTCGGCTACGGCGTCCACGCGGCGTTCGTCGACGGTGATATGGCGACGTCGCTGCACCGCGCCGGGCTCCGCCACAAGGCGCTGAACAAGGACACCGGGCAGCGTACGCACTCGGGGCGGTATGTCCCGTACGGGCACATCATGGCGGAGGGACCACGTCAGGGCGATGTGACCAGCGATGGGACCCCCGCGATGAGCCACAACCGGGTTGAGTACGACAAGCTCGTCAAGCAGGGCGCGTTCGACAGCGCGATCCGGATGGACAACAAGACCGGGGCGTTCGCCACCGACCACCCCGCTCGCTAACCGGGTATACGCTGCAGCTAACGGAGAGGGAGGCCATGAGCGCAATCAGCGACGCGGTCGCGTCCAAGAAGGGGAAGGAGCTCGTCGACTTCCTCGCGACCTACCCGTACGACCCGGTGCCCCGGCGCACGGTGCCGGCCGTCGGCAGCCCCGCGTACGGCGACTGGTACAACGACGTGGCCGAACCGGGGGGTGGCTACATCCCGAACACCTGGGATGAGGTCGACTACCTGCACGACACCAAGGTGCTCGACAACGACACGTACTACGCGGCGCTCAAGGCCCGGACCGCCGGGTGGAAACCGGCCGGCGGTCCCGCGGGGACTGAGGTCGAAGCCGAACCCGGGGAGGGCAAACCCGCCCCCGACGAGGCGAAGCGGCTCACGTTCGTCCGCCCCCCTGCGTAGCGGTCGCGACGTTGCGCCACGCGCGGTCGTAGCCTGCGCCGCATGACGACGGCAATCGCGGAAGCCTTCCACAAGGCACAACGCGCACCGGGTAGCCCTGAGGACATCACGTACAAGGTCGCGAGCAGGGCCGTCGCCGGGATCCTCACCGGATCCGAGGATGGCGTCGTTGAGGCACTCGTGTCGGTTACCGGCATCCCCGACGAGGTCGATGACGTCATCGTCCCCGGCGCCTACGTCCCGAGCCTCAAGGTCCGCACCCCCAAGGGGGTGTGGAGCCACGACTGGGACGTGTGGGTATCCCGCACGGAGGGCATCGCTGAGCTCATGCCCGGCGACGGGCGGATCCCCGAGCTCGACCGCAGGGGCAACCCTTGGCCGGCTGAGGCCGGGGCGCTATGGGTCAAGACCCGGTTCAACCTCGGGACCGTCGCCGGGCGCGATGCGTACAGCAATGTCCTGTTCTTCGGTGACGAGGTCGAGTGGTGCGTTGATGAGGACACGGAGATCCTCACCGCGCGGGGGTGGCTGCGCTACGACCAGCTCACCACGGACGACCACGCCTACGCGCTCGACACCGAGACGCTGACGTCCCGGTTCGAGCCCGTGCAGGCCGTGAACGTCTGGCCCGCCAAGCAGCGCACCTTGCGGCACATCGAGACAGGCGGGTTCTCGTCCCTCACAACCGCTGCGCATCGCTGGCCGACCGTGCAGGTGCGGGACCGTCACGGGGCGGTCCGGTGGCGCACGACCGAGCAGCTCCGTGCATGGGACAGCCTGTTCCGCTGCGCTCCCCACTTCGAGGCGCCGACCGAGGCTAAGTGGTCGGACGGGCTCGTCGAACTCGTGGCGTGGGTGTGGTGTGAGGGCTGGCGCGCCGCCGACACCCTGTTCATCGGGCAGTCACACGCGGTGAACCCCGAGAAGGTCGGAGCGATCCGGCGCGCGCTCGCCACGACCTTCCCGGGCGCGTGGAGTGACGGCACCGCCGATGGGGGCATGACGCGGTTCCGGCTGCACAAGGCCGCGGCCGCTGTCATCGAAGGCTGCATCGGCCCCGACAAGGAACCGACCCCTGAGTTCCTGCTCGCCCTCACCCCCGCGCAACTACGTCTGCTCGTTGAGCGCTGCCTCGACGGCGACGGAACCCGCACCCCGTCTGGACAGCGCACGTGGTCGCAGGTCGCACAGGCCGGGGTCGACGCCTTCCAGATGGCGTGCGCCCTTGGCGGCATCCCGACGCAGACGCATCCCGGCAAGGACTACGGCAACAGGTTCGGTCGCGCCCCGCAGACCGTAGGACTACTCCGCAAGGGCGTCACGGCGCCGCTCGCGAGCATCGCGACGAAGTCGTACGGCTACAAGCCCGGCCCGGCCAAGACCCCCGCGATCGACCAGCTCGTCACGCACGAGGGCATCGTGTGGTGCCCAACGACCCCGAGCGGAACGTGGCTCGCCCGCCGCAACGGGTCGGTGTACTTCACCGGCAACTCCGTCGGGTACAACGTGCCGTCCGGCAAGAGCCGGAAGGTCAACGGCAAGCGCCTGATCTACTACATGGACACCTTCGAGTATTGCCCGGTGCTGTTCGGGGCAGCGCCGTTGTCCGGGACCGTCGCGCTCGGGGAACGTAAGCGGCGCGCTGGGGAACAGACCCTCGATGTGCAGCTCGCGCTCGAGGGGAAGAACCTCGCGGACAACCTCGACCTCGAGGGCAAGAGCAAAACCGGGGTCGATACCCACCCGGTCGGTGCCGAACGTCTCGCGGAGTATTGGGAGCACGGCGAGGGCGCCGCGAAGATCGCATGGGGGACCGATGGGGACCTCATGCGCTGCGTAGACCTCGTCGTCGAGCACGCCCACATGACGCCGGAAAAGGCGAAGGGTTACTGCTTCGCGGGTGAGACGGAGATCCTGACGCGCGATGGGATCGTCTCGCTCGGGGAGTCTGCTGGCACGGACGTGTGGGTGCTGACGGCCCCTGACCCGACAGGTCCCCACTCGCAGCCCGTCCGGCGCGACGGCCGATGGGTGCAGGCTGAGGTCCACGACTTCGGCGAGCAGCCCGTGCTCAGCGTCACACTCCGTCGGGGCAAGCAGCGGCAGACGATCCGAGCGACCGCTGAGCACACATGGTTCGCCTCCCCCGACTCCAAGAGCCGACGACGGCTCGCGGTTCAGGCCGTGCAGACCGCCGACTTGCGACCCGGTATGTCCCTCGCCGCGCTGCTGCCGAAGGCACCTACATCGGACCGGGTCGTCTCGCCCTTCGGGGTCGCGGCAGGGGCCGTGTTCGGAGACGGGCACACCGTGCCGGGTCAGGGCGCGCAGATCGACCTGTGGGGGGACAAGGACGCGGAGCTGCTGCGCTACTTCGACGGCTGCAGCCAGTCGCCGCGCAAGACCAGCAACGGGGTTCCCGGTGTCCGCGTCCGGGGCATCCCCGCCTCGTTCAAGGCTGCCCCTCGCATGGACGAGGGAGCGGCCTACCTGCTCGGGTGGCTCGCCGGGTATGTGGCCGCCGACGGCACCGTCAGCGAGCTCGGAGTTGTCTCGCTGTCCTCTGCGCGTCACGAGAACCTGCTGCTCGCCAAGAAGATCGCGGACCGTCTCGGGATTGCCACGGGGCAGATCGGCACCCGTCAGCGGGTGGGGCTCGGTGACGTACCCACCGACCTGCACAAGATGACGTTCCTGACCGCGACGGTCCCGCCGCAGATGCTCGTGTTGTCCGAGCACAGACGCCGGTTCGACGCCGCTCGGGCACGTGCGGGCAAGGAGACGCTGCCCGTCCGATGGGTCGTGGAGTCCGTCGAGGACCTAGGCGAGGTCGAGCGCGTCTACTGCGCCGTCGTCCCCGACACAGAGACGTTCGCTCTCGCGGACTACCTGTGGGTCCACAACTGCGCGCTGCGCCACCGTGGCGCAACGGGAGGCTGGCCCGGCCACGCCCCCGCCGAGGAGGCCGAAGCGGCCGCCAAGAAGGGAAGCAAGATCATGGGCACCGAGACCGAGACGAACGACACCGGGACCACGATCGAGGTCAAGGCGTACGGGGTGATCCCGGGGAGCAGGGAAGCGCTCGACGAGGCGCTGCGGGGTGCGTTGGAGGACGCGTTGCTCCCGGAACCTGTCGAGTCCGAGGGTGGGATGACGAGCAGGCAGGGGTACCTGAGCATCGACGGGACGTTCCCCGACCACGTGATCTGCACCGTCACCGACTACAGCGACGGGGACAACGACAAGCAGTCCTGGTCGGTGCCGTACACGATCACCGGGGACGTCGACGGTGATGATGACGATGTGACGCTCGGGGAACCCTCTCCCGTCGAGTTGCAGATCGTTGTCCTGCCCGACGTCGACAGGGCCGCAGACGACGATGATGAGCAGGTCCCACCGGAGGTCGTGGACGGCGCGAACTTGGCGATGAAGACCCTCGGGGTCTTCCTCGGCACGTTGGAGGCGAAAGCGGTGTCGGCCGTCCCGATCGATGACGACAGTGGCGGCAAGGACGCGCAGGACGGCCCGCCCCAACCGAACCCGGTTGCGGGGCACCTGATCCGTCGCCTTCGGCTCGCTCACGCGCACCTCGGGAGCGCCCTGGCGAGCATGGGGGTGAGCCCGAACCCGGTCACGATCGGGACCGACGCCAAGCAGCACCCCGCCGCGGGTGCTGACGAGGACGACGTCGAGCTGCTCCTGACCCGCGCAGCAGCCCTCAACATCTGACCCGCCCGCGACGTAACCGTATCTACGCCACTACCGTCCCGGGCATGGCGAATGTGACGGTCACGATCAGCAACCCGCTCACAGCAGCTCAGGCTGCGTCGCTCGGGATGCCCGGGGTGGCGGTGAACCCCGGGGACGTCGTGACGCTCCCGGACACGGTCGCCGCGCACCTCGTCAGCATCGGCTACGCGAGCCTCGGCGTCCCGAGCGGATACCCCATCCCCCCGCCGACCCCACGCGTCACGCTCGACGAGGCGATCATGACCAACTCGGTCAGCACGACCTCGACAGCAGGGATTCCGATACCCGGCTTTGAGGTCAGCTCACTGTTCGACGGCGTGACACCCGCCCGCCTGATCCTCGACTGCATGTTGTCCAACTCCGTCGCCGGCGTCCTCGGTTACGTGTTCATTCAGGAGAACGGGTCCAACATCGCAGTCGCGTCAACGACGCTCGGACCGGCCAACCAGATCAGCTCCTGCCACCGCGAGGTGTCACTCACCGGGTCTGAGCGGATGCCCTCGGCGGGCTACCACACCTACACGACGGTCCTGGTCGTTGCGACAGGGACGGGGACGATTTACAACGCGTTCGTCGAGCAGAGCATCCTGAGACTGGAGACGGCGTAATGGTCCACGTTAAGACGACGACAGGCCAGGGTGCGTACGGCACCGAGGCTTTCACGATGGCCGTGCGGAGCGACTACAACCCTGCCCTACGGGCCAAGAGGGCGGTGTTGTACTGCCACGGTGGGAACGGGACCGCCTACCAGGGGGTTCGCGAGGGAGCGACCTTCCCGAGCACCAACCAGCTCATGCGGGCGATCGTCATGGCCGGCTACCCGGTCTTCGCCGCCGACATGGGCGGGACCGCGTTCGGGAACGACGCCACCTTGGCAGCGATGTCCGCCTACTACGACATCGTGATGACCTTCGGTGTGGGCAATCCCGGAGGCAAGGCCGGTGGGGTCTTCATCGTCGGGCACAGCATGGGTGGTCTGACCGCTCTCAACTTCGCGCGGGCCAACAAGGCGAAGGTCGCGGGCTGCGTCCTGCTCCAGCCCCTGATGAACGTGCAGGACGTGAAGTCCCGCAACGTCCTCGGTCTCGCCTCGACCGTCGACGCTGCCTACGGCGGGGCCTACAACAACGGCACGCACGGCCTGACCCACAATCCGTTCGTGTACGCCGGGGCCGACCTGGCATCGGGGGTCGATGCGCAGGTGTGGTACTCCTCCGACGACGCGACGGTGATCCCCGCGAGCACCGTTACCCCGGTCTTGGCTGCGATGGGATCGCACGCCGAGGCGCACCCGATGCCCGGTGCGCACGCCGATGCATTCATCGGAGGCGTCAACCCCGCCGCGGTCCTTACGTGGATGGCTGCGCGTAACTAGCGGACGGTCAAGAGGCGAGGTCGCCTAGTTCCTAACGGGGTACCCGGTGGAGTAGGTGTAGGCGATCCCTTGGCCCTGACTGTCATCGGCGTAACCACCGGCGACTGCATTGGCCACCGCTGCTGCGTAGTTGCGCGGGTAGTCGCTCCCGTCGAAGTAGTGGTGCGCCTCGTACAGGAAGTTGCTGGCGCTGTCGGTGATCCAGGGGTTGCCGTTCACCGCTGCCCAGTTGTAGGCGCTGCCGTAGTCCCCGCCCCCGCCACCCGCAACCATGATCTTCTTCGTGTCGCTGTTGGCCCGGATGGCGGTCACTGCCGCCTGCGATGCTGCTTGCCAAGCGGCGACGGACGCGGACGCGGGCTCGTTCATGAGGTCGTAGGCCAGGACGCTCTGGTTGGTCTTCCAATGCGCGCTCAACCGGGACCACAGGTCAGCGAAGGCAGCGGTGGTCACCGTCCCGGTCCCGAGGGGTGTCGAGACACCCACCGATCCGTTGTCCAAGAAGTAGGTACCGAAGTTGTGGATGTCGGGGATGACCGCCAGTCCGGCGGCGCCGGCCGCTGCGATGGCCGCGTCGATCCTCGCCATCTCGGTCGTGTCCAGCGGCCCACCGAGGACCCGCTGCACCCGTTCCCAGCGCATCGGGAGCCGGATCAGGTCGACACCACGTGAGGCTAGGAAGTCGAAGCTGGCCCTTCGACCGTAACTCCACTGATGGGCGTAACGGTCGGTCGCGTCGTACGGGCCGTCCAGGCCGAAGGTCCAACCGGGTCGTTCGCGGACGTTGCTCGCCGGGTCTGTCACTCCTGCTGCGGCGTTCAACTTCAGCGCCAGCGGGTACTCGCCGCCGATGTAGTTCACGCCGGTCCGGATCCGTTTGGTCGGGGTGCTGAGGTGCTTCTCCAGTTGCGCTGCCTGCGCTGCTGCCTGCGCCAGCGGCGCAGCGGTCGTCGACCCGTTCGCTGCTACGTATGCCGGGAGCCCCGGTACCCATGCCGGGTCACCGAACGTGTCCCCCACCCCGAAGTACGTCACCCACAGCCCAGCGGCATCGCACGCTGACAGGAACGATTCCCCGAGCAGGTTCCACTTGGCCGCGTCCGGACCGTTGGGCCAGCCTGCTTCCCCGATGTAGCCACCTGTGATCCCGTGCGCCGACAGCCAAGAGGTGAACACTCCTAGCTGGCTCAGGGTCCTTACTCCAAGGGCGTCCATCTCAGGCACCGTAGACGGCGAGGAAGGTGGTTCCGCCGCTGATCAGCGCGGGGGTGGTGCCGTCTTCTGAGGACAGGTGCAGCAGCCAGGTGACGGTGGCACCGGGGGTCAGCCCGGACACATATTGTGAGGCTGTCTTGAACAGGCGTTTGGTCTGGTCGGTGACCGCCCAATAGGCACCCATCGATCCCAGTGCTGCTGTCCAGACGCTCAGCGCGCTGTTGACCCCGTCGGTGGTGCTGGCGATCATCGCCCCGACGTCCACCCGCACCCTGCCTGAGGTAGGGACCGCGAAGCTCACCTTGAGCAGGTTGGTGTCGAGCGGGGTGGGCGCTCCTGACGCGACGGAGTATCCCCCCGCCGGGTCCGGTTTCGACGCAGCAGCCAACATGCCAGTTGTGAGCGCCGCGAGAGCGGCTGCGAGCTCGGCAGCGTTGATGTAGTGCACGGGACTCGGGGCGCCACCCGGGGCGCCGGGGACTGCATACCCGATCCCGATGAGGTGCGCGGCGACCGTGTCGAGGACGCTCACGACGTCCCCGGGGTTCACCGCCACCCCGGGCATCCCGAGCGACGCAGCCTGAGCTGCTGTGAGCGGGTTGCTGATCGTGACCGTCACATTCGCCATGCCCGGGACGGTAGAGCGCCTGGTCGCTCAACGTCGCGGGGCAGTCAGAGCGGGCGCAGACGCGACGTTACGCGTGCGGGATCTCTACGGTGCGCGTCAGGTCATCGTCGCGGACGGTGACGGGCACAACCTCAGACCGTGAAACAGCCCGCGAGGAGCAGACCATGACCACCGAGACCGACGTACGACCCTCCGAGGTCAAGAGCCGCCTCCGCGAGCTCAACACTGCCCTCGCTGAGGAACGTAAGACGATCGATGCCGTGACGGCCGCGTTCAAGGTCGAGGGCAAGAACGTCGAGGTCACGACCGAGCAGCGCGACGACCTCCGCAAGGCCGTCGCGAATGGTGAGGAGCTCAAGAGCCTCATCAGCGACCTCGAGCGCGCCAACGGCATCGGGGACTTCCTCGACCAGGCCGCCGGGACCGGAACGGCCGGTGAGGACCAGGCCAGCCGGCAGAACGACGGCGGCGGCCGGCAGGCCGCGTGGGGCCGCAAGAGCCTCGGTGAGCTCGTCACCGACTCCGACATCCGCGCCCGCCTCGCGGACGGCGCCACGAGCGCCACGCTGGAGGTCAAGGGCCGCAACATCGGGATGATGGGCTACGCCTTCGGTGGTGGCCTTGAGCAGAAGGACGTCTACACCGCGGCCGGTGGCAGCTTCACCATCCCGGCCTTCGGCAGCCAGCAGAACGACGGCCTGATCATCCCGGCCTATCGCACCCTGCGGATCCGCGACCTGTTCCCCGTCGCCGGTACCACCGCGAACCTCATCGAGTACGTCCGCCGGACCGGGTACGTGAACAACGCCCGGACCGTCGCGGAACGGACCGCCGCGGACGGCAGCGCCGCGACGGGCGGCGGCACCGACGTGTTCGGGCTCAAGCCCCCGAGCAACCTGACGTTCACTGCGCAGCAGGCGCCCGTCAGGGTCATCGCTCACACCATCGACGTGAGCAAGACCGTCCTCGACGACGAGCCCCGGCTGCAGGACACGATCAACGGCGAGATGCTCTACGGACTCCGCCTCACCGAGGACGCTGAGATCCTGTTCGGTGACGGGACCGGCAGCCACCTCACGGGGATCCTGAACACCGCCGGGATCCAGGCGTACGCGCAGAGCAGCGGTCCCTCGACCGACTACAAGAGCGACGCTGTCCGGCGGGCACTGACCCGCATCATGCTCGCCTACTACGACGCCACCGGCCTCGTCCTCCACCCCTTCGACTGGGAGGACACCGAGCTCGAGAAGGACAGCCAGAACCGCTACATCCTCACGCAGAACGTTGCCGTGGGGGCGCAGAAGCAGCTCTGGACCGTCCCCGTCGTCGCGACCCCCGCGATGACGCAGGGCACCTTCCTCGCGGGTGCCTTCGGCCTCGGCGCCAAGCTCTACGACCGCGAGAGCGCCACGATCGCCGTCAGCACCGAGACCCGCGACCTGTTCGACCGCAACGCCGTCGCGATCCGCGCGGAGGAAAGGGTGGCCTTGGAGGTTGGTCGCCCAGAAGCCTTCGTCAGGGGCGCTTTCAGCTAGGCGGCACCCATCTCAGGCTAGTCAGAAGCCCCGCACTTTTTGTGTGGGGCTTCTGCTATTGTCGGTGCGAAAGGTGCCCCCGACAGCGAGTCGGATCGCTTCGGGGGCGTGGACGACCGGAAGGGGTCGACGTGTCGGATCGTATGTGCTCGGTGGACGAGTGTGATCGCAGGGCCGTGACGCGCGGTTGGTGCCCCGGGCATTACGCGCGGTGGAAGGCAACGAACGAGACGCCGTCGGGGCCGTTGCGGGTGATGGGCGCTCGGGTACAGAAGGTGTGCGAGGGCTGTGACATCAAGTTCGAGGTGATGCCCAACAGGTCTGGGCAGCGGTTCCATTCGGCCGCTTGTGCTCGAGCCTCGGGGTTGAAGCCCCGAACTGGTGAGGAGCGTCCTTGCGCGGCGTGCACCAAGGCGGTGTACGTGCCCCTGTACCGGCTAGCTGGGGTCGACGACGGGACGTTCTCGGTGTCGTGCTCGACCGCGTGTCAGGCCGTGGCTCAGACGCGGCGAGTGGAGTGGCGCTGCGCGGGCTGTGACATCACGGAGATGCGTCCTGCGTCGAAGGCGGCGCAGACGTATCACTCGCGGGAGTGCTGGCGGGCGCATCGTGATGAGGTGCGTCGCGGGAAGCGCCACAAGCGGTCGGATGGGTACGTGGAGCTGTGGCGTCCAGAGCACCCGGCGGCGCAGCCGTCGACGGGGTTCATCATGGAGCACCGAGTGGTGATGGAGGGCATGATCGGGCGGGTGCTGCGCTCCTCTGAGGAGGTGCATCACCGCAACGGGCAGCGCTCGGACAACCGCCCGGAGAACCTTGAGTTGTGGGTGGTGTCGCAACCCGCTGGGCAGCGGGTCGAGGATCGTGTTGCGTGGCATCGTGCGGAGCTCGCCCTGCTTGAGGATGCTGTAGCTCGCCTCTCGAGGTGATCGCCGTCGCTGCCCACCTTCCCCGGGGCAGCGGCTGTCGCGGACGCGACCGTCACCTGCTAAGCGCTCTAGCGTTCCGGTGGTCACGCGGGTGGGGCTCATGGGTCGGGCGTTCCCGGTGACGTCCCGGCTGTCCCCCCGTCGAGCTGCACGTCCGGTGCCTCGGCCCGGCGGGGGGCAGCTCGGGGCCCTGCGGGACGCAGACGGGACGCAAGGGGTCCGGGCGCCCTACGGTCTGGCTTGTCGTCGGGCACAGCGCCCGTGAGAGCGAGAAGCAACGGAGGGCCACCGTGTCCGAGGACAGCACCCCCAAGAAGACCACCGGCAAGGGCGCCGCTTCGGCCCCGAAGCAGGCGCCGCTCGTCCCGCCGTCTGTGCCCCCGGGCGCGTTCGACGACGAGCCCCACGTCGACACGGCGTTCCGCACCAACGAGGAGCTCGAGAACGAGCGCCGCCTCGTCGCGCCGCCCGTCCCGCGTCCGGAGGAGGCGAGCCTCAAGACGGGCTTCGCGGATGACAGCGACACCGCTGACCTCGAGGCGTTGCGGTCCGACGACGGGGACACCCTCGTGACGCTCCGCGAGAACGTCTACGAGGAGCTGCCGGTGCCCAACAGCACCCGCACTACGCACGTCCTCAAGTACGCCAAGGGGCAGGCCGTGCCCCGCAAGGTCCTCGACGCGCACAAGGGCCGGGCCACCGAGGACAAGCGCTCCTCGGCCACCGAGTCCAAGTAACCCGGCCTCGGCCGACCACGAGAGGACAGCTCCATGGCTGAGGCCGCACCCCGCGACCCGTCGGTTCGGCTGACGCGTCGCTGCGACTTCTGCGGGCAGATCGACGATCACCCGCACATCGTGCTGATGCAGGCCGACGGGACGGTGGAGTCGGGTCACCACGACTGCGCCGCGGACAGAGGCAGCGTCAAGGCCGCCGCGATCGTGGCAGCGGCCAAGGGCAAGCAGGGTGAAGCCCTGACCCGCTTCCTGACCAAGGGCGGCGCGGATCACCTCAGCACTGCCGTCGAGGAGGGCTAAGCCGTGGGTTCGATGGAGCAGAGCACGTCCAACAATGTTCTCGACGCCCTGATGGGGACGGCGGTGTTCGTCGCCACGGTCGCCCCCATCAGGTGCCGTCTGATGACGGCCAACGGCTCGGCCACGGCGGCCGGTACGGAGCTCGCGACGTCCGGTGGCTACACCGCCGGTACGGGTGCCCCGTCGGTCACGTTCGCGGCTGCTGCGGCGGGTGCGGCCGCGTCCAACTCGGCTGTGACGGTCACCAACATGCCCGCCACCACGATCGTCGGTGTCGAGCTGTGGGACAGCGCCGGGACCCCCGACCGCAAGTGGTGGGGGGCTCTGACGTCGAGCAAGACGACGAACGCCGGGGATACCTTCGCCGTCGCGGCGGGGGCGCTCGTGGCGAGCATGCCGTAGCTCATGGCGACGGACCTTTTCGCCAACGCGGCGCAGACGACTCTCACGGCGCAGGCCGCTGTGGGGGACGTGACGTTCACGGTCGCCTCCTCAGCGGCCTTCCCCTTCCCCACCGCGGGCCAGTACCGGGCCGTGGCGACCCCTCCGGGGCAGGGGGTGACCTCGGAGTTCGTACTCGTGACCGCAGCGCCCTCCGGGACGTCTGTGACCGTCACGAGGGCACAGGAGGGCAGCACAGCGCAGACGCTGCCGATCGGCACGACGCTGTCGCACGTGCTGACGGCCGGGTGGGCTGCGTCGCTGCTCAAGAAATCGGATGGTGATGCCTCGTACACATCGGTTGCTCCTGGCTCCGGGCTGACCCCGGCAGTCGTTCGGACCAACCCGGCCAGTCCCCAGGCCGTCCCGCTCCGCAGGGTGATGGTTAAGGTCGCAGCGATCAACGCGGGCACCCCGTCACGGGTGAAGGTCTGCACCTTCGGTGACTCCTACGGGCAGAAGGTCTACGGCCAGATCGCGCCGTTGCTGGCCCGGATGTTCGGTGGCACTGCGGGCAGCATCAACACGGGCGTGTCGGGGACCGGCGCTCTCGCGATCTCCAACACGACCGGCGCGGTCACCGACAACCTCGCGGACTTCGACGCCTCCGTGACCGGCCAGACCACCACCTACACCACGGGTGGGAACCGCACCTACGCATCGGCGGCGCAGGTCACCGACACGCTGAAGGTCTACTACGTCATCGAGGACCCCGCGAACAACAAGGGTGGCGGGACGTTCAAGCTTCAGGTCAACGGCGTGGACGCGGCTGGCTTCACGAACGTCAGTGCGGCAGGTGCCGGTGGCTCCAACCCGACCCTGGGAATCGCCACTGTCACGCCCACTCGCGCGAGCAACACCCTGACGATCGTGAACCTGACCGGCAAAGTCCGGGTCTTGCACGTCGGGATGGAAGACAGCCTCTCGTCGGGCCTGATGAGCATCAACGTCGGCGTCGGTGGGCTCTGCCTGGACGACGCGATGCAGAACGCCAATGCTCGGGCGATCTTCTCGGCGTTCCTCGCGGACCAGAGCCCCGACCTGATGACCTTCGAGATGAAGGAGGCATCGGTCTACAGCGGTGTGAGCAGCGGCAGCACGCTCAACTCGGGCCTGACCTACCAGCAGCGCCTGACGACGTTCTTCGCCGCTACCACCGCTGGCGCACCCCTCATGGACATCATCGCGATCGGTACCCCCGCTGTGAGCGAGAACGGCAGCGGCAACCAGGCCGACATCCTCGTCCAGAACACGCAACTCCTCGCCGCAACCCAGGCAGCAGGACAGATCTTCTACGACACATACGCCCTCTTCAAGGCGAGCATGACCAGCACCCCGGCGCAGGACTGGGCCGTGATCGTCGCGGAGGGGTGGCAGGGCGATGGCACCCACATCGCCGCCGCCGCCGATCAACTTCGCGGCATGGCCCTCATGCGGGACCTTGGGCTACTGACCCTCTACGGGCGACGATTCCCGCTCGACCTGAACGCTGCGAAGGCGCAGACCGATCAGGTCATCTTCAACGCTCTCGGCGCTGCCACACCCGAAGGTGTGTTCAAGAGCGACACGCTCAGCAACGATGTCTACTTCCTCGGCAAGCGATATCTGCGGGGTTACGAGCCGACCCAGGCCACGGAGTACTGGCGGCTCGCGACCGACAACGGTCGGCTGTCCTACGTTCCGACCTACTGCGGATTCGGCGCGGGGAAGGCGAAGATCGTCGGTCTCGGTGCACGGGTCCTCGGAGTCGTCGGTGGCGACAACGACAACAACTACGGTGACGTGCAGGCCCGATCCCTGGCGGCACTCGTCCAGACTCTCAACGGTGTCTCTGGGGCCGTCAGCATCGACCTGAACAACGGTGCGCTGATCGTCCTCAACCTGACCGGCAACATCACGTCCCTGGCGTTCACCAACGCAGGGACGACAGGGCAGGAAGTCACGCTGCACTTCGTGCAGGACGCCACAGGGGGGCGCACCCTTGCGGGCGTGTCCGGGTCGGTGAAGCCCGCCACGACAGGCTTGACCCTCGCTGCGGCCGCGACGAAGCGGGACGTCGTGAAGTTCCAGCAGATCGGTGGCTCGTTCTACCAGATCACACCGCTCGTCACCCAGGCTTAAACACTCGGTAAGCCCAGCCACATTGCGAACCGTGAGACAGTGGTGAGCGCTTCCACGAAGGGGGGTCCCAGATGTGTAACTGCTGTCCCGGCGGTCGGCGGATCGACTGCCTGTGCCCCTGTCATGGGGCAGCGCGCGAAGCGTCAATCGAGAGCCCCGTCGCCCGGTGACCACCACCGTGGACTTCGACCTGTGCCACTCGAACTACGGCAACGGCGACACCCACACCAACCCGTCCTACTGCGGCAATGAGCCGTGGCGCTTCCGCGAGGCTCTCGACGCTGCTGACGGCGACCTTGACAAGCGCAGGCAGGCGTACCGGGAGAACACCCCAGCCACCTACTTCAAGTGCGCCTCGAAGGCCGACAACGTCATCTCGTTCCCCTGCACGGGGTCCAAGCACCTCGACCACAAGACCGTGATCCGCTGCTCCTGTGCCTGCCACCACATCGCCATGAGGGGGAACCAATGACTGAGCCGACGCTAGGGGGACAGCTCGGTCTGCTGACCAAGGCGACCAGCTTGGACCTGCGCGCCCGCTGGCACTACCGGCAGCTCTGCCGTCACGAGCGGCTGATGAAGCGGCACGGCCACGCCATCCGCGAACTGCAGCCTGCGGCCGACACCGTCAACCAGGCGCTCGGCACCTGAGCGCGTCAAGCGACGCCCCGCCCCTTTTCGTCACAGTTAGGTCACAGCCGTCGTCTTCGTGGCGACCAACGGTCATCGGTGACGTACTAAGAGGTAGCCCCCCAAACAGGGGCGCCCCCGCCGGTGGTGGAACACCAGACGGGGGCTGTGATCGACCACCAGTTGGGGTGGAAGACCGTGTCGAACCGTACTGCCCTGCAGCTCGTCCCAGCCAGCACCGACGGCGCGTCGCAGCCGTCCGAACCGCACCGGTACGACGAGGCCGTCGAAGCCTTCCTGGCTGGCTACTCTGGCGAGACGCACCGCGCCTACCGCTACCACCTGCAGATGTACCGCCGTTGGTGCGATGCCCGCGGCATGCACCCCTTCGATGCCCGAAGGCCCGACCTGCGCGCCTACCTGGCCTGGCTGCAGGAACCCGCACGCAAGGCCCCGGGCGGATGGTCCCAGTCCACCGTGCAGATCCGCATCAATGCCGTCCGGGTCTTCTACCGCGAGTCCGTCGTCGATGAGTACCTGCTCATCGACCCGCGGCTCTACAGTGGCCAGCTCGGGCGTCGAGCGCGTGGGAGGACCATCCGCACCACGGCCACAGACTCATCGCCAAGGGGACAAGTTGGTCCGGACGGGTGATCCTGGGGTGGCTAGAACCTGTCGATGAGACAGACGGCACGTGGCGGCTTCGCAGCGCACGCGCAGGAACTTAGGGGAGGCTTCCCCTGTTTGCACAAGAGGAGGCATGATGACCGGCATGGACAACGAGCGCGCAGACTGGTTCGACGACGACAACGTGTCGTTCGACGACGCCCTTGACAGGTTTGACGCTCTTCATCCTGCGCCAACTTGCGGCCCGTTGGGCTTCGGTGCGGTTCTGGTGACCGCACCCCCGACCTACGGCGGCAAGACCGTCACGGCGCACGCGCCCCAGGTCAACACGCCCATGCGAGTCAGCGCCGCCGCCCACTGACAGGGATGACGATCTTCGAGGACGCGCGCGTCACCATTCTGCTCGCAGACCACATCGGCATCGATGGCGGCGGCAAGGCAAATGTGCTCGGCGCGGGCTTCACCGTCACCGGCATCGGTCCTCAAGGCTTGAGTGCTGCTCAGCACCTCTTGATCTTCATCGACCTGCCGCCCAAGCACGCCGGCGCAGAGTTCGCGCTGTCTCTTGAGCTCAGGGATGAGACGACGGGATCGTCGTTCAACGTCGTGGGTCCGGACGGCACGTCCCAACCTCTCCGTGTACAGCAGATGGTCCGCGGCGAGCGACCCATGGTCCCCAACGTGTACCTGCCCGACACAGTCCCTATCCGCGTCCAGCTGAACCTCGCCTTCCCGAACGGCTTGCCGCTTGCGCCGGGACACAACT